GTATCCGATCGGGATGCGGGTGCGGTGCGTGCCGACCTTCTGAACCTTGTCGCGGGCCATCAGTTGATGCGCGGCACCGACTTCAGGATCGCCGCCAGCTTCACCGCGTCAGCGATCGTCATCGTCATCCGCACGACAGGCGTCGTCGGCTTCAGCGAGATCCGAGCTTCCGACGTCGCCTTCTGCGCCATCTGTTCGAGCAGCGTCGCGAGCTGCCAGGGATCGAAAGCGATCTCGCGCCGCGTGTCGATGCTCGGGCTGAGAATCTCGCCAGTGTTCTGATTCAGCTTGCCGCCCATATCACTCCTTTGGCGGCGGCCCGAAAATGAGCGCCGCGGGGTTCGAGGTGCGGCCCTCATAGAGAGCGCGCGCACCGTCGACGGTCTTCTGCACTTGCGTCGCGGGATACATGAACAGGTAGCCCGCGCCCTGGTTGACCGCGTGCCAGAAGCCGGAATCGGCCTCGCCCTGCTTCACTTGTGTCGCGACATCATACGCGACCTGCACCGGCCGGAACACCGCGGGGCCCGAGTAGCCGCGCGCAGTCGTGTCGAGGCCGAGCGCGATCTGCGCCGCACCGGCGGCCTCGCGCATGTAGACGAGGCCCGACAGCGCGCTCGATGCCATCTCGCCGGCGACCTGGCTGAACCAGTTGAGCGGATCGTCGTCGTCGCCGCCGCGGCCGCTGGCGTGCTTCAGCGCGATCGTGAAGAGCGCCGGCATCGCGTAGAGCAGCCCCATGTGCCCGATCAGTTTCAGGATGGTCGCCGGATCTTTCAGCCCTGAACGCCGCGCGATGTCGACGTTGCGATACGCCGCGTTGAAGACGGTGACGCCGTAGCTCGCGAACGTCATAAACGCCCGCGCGATCGGGCCGCCGCGCTGCACCTTCGCGAGATCCTTGATCTGCCCGCCGCCCTGGCTGTCGAGCACCGCTTGATCGGCGATCGCGATGGCGCGCTCTTCCGACTCGCCGGCGGCGAGGCTCTTCTCATATTGCCCGAGCCAGGTCGGCACATCGGCCACGCGCTGCGCGACGCTGATGTGCCAGAGGAACGAATCGTCAGCGCCGCCTGCGTCAGCTTGTCCGAGCTCACCGTGCGCACCAGGCGATCGAACCAGCCGCCGGTTTCCTGATACGCCGCACGCAGATCGTGCAGAGTCCTGCGTCGCCGTCGTCACGCGGCCCGCCATCATCGGCGACTTCTCCGCGATCCATTGCGTCGTGCTCTCCATTGCGACGGCGTCACGCAGCCATCGCTTCGCGCCCTTCGCGACCCACGTCACGCCGACGCGGTCCATACCGTTGAAGAGGCCGATCGGCTGTTGGAATCGACGTCCACACGTTGAACGCCATCGAGGCGATCTGCGTGCGCTGCCGCAGCCAGGTCGCGCCCTGATCCATCGGCGTAGGCTTGCCAGGCGGCGACAGGTTCCCCTTCGCGATGTCTTCGAGCGAGTTCTTGAGCTGCTCGTAAATCTGATCGCCGGCGGTGTCGTAAATCGCCTTCGACACTTTCGGATCGCGCAGCAGCCGCGTGACGTCGATCAGCATCTCGTGATGCGTCAGGTCGTGCACGACCTGGTCGATGTGCGCGAAGGCGACGCCCATGTCTAGCTTCAGCGGCAGGCCGGTGTGCTCCTGCCTCGTCTTCGTGAAGCCGCGCCGCGTCGTCGTGCGCACGTAGGCGCCGGCGGTGAGCGCCTTGCCAGCCTCGGCCTGCGCGAAGCCCTGCGCCGTCGCGCTGCGCGTCGAGTCATACACGAGCGGGTGATAGCCGCCGCGGAACGTGCCGTATTTCGTGTAGACCGGCAGCGGCGCAACCTTCTCCGGTTCGACGCCCGTCGTGCGCTGCATCTTCGCGGCGATCTCGGGCCAGAAGTGGTCGAGGTAATCCCAATGCGCTTGCACGAAGTTCCAGTCGTTTTGATCGAGCAGGTCGAGGATGGCGACGACCTGCGCGTCGTCGAACTTGCGCGTCGGGTCGTTGAGCACGCGCTCGCGCCCGTGCTCGTTGCCCCAATTCATCGCGACGGCGATCGCGAGGTTCTTCGATACGCTGTCATTCAGCGCCGGCACGAAGCGCGGCGTGTGCAGATCCCACAGCGCGCGGCCGGGGTAGTGCTTCGCGACGATGGCGGCGTAGGCCGTGCCCTCGACACGCGAGCGCGCCTCTTTCGCATCCGCGGCCGCGTTGATCGGCTGCATGAAGGCCGACCAGAACGGGCCGCCGTCGACGTAGTTGTCGAGCGCCTGCGCGATCAGCGCGATCTTCCGGTGACTCGCGACGTAGTCGCCGAACTTCCGCCACTTTTTATCGGATGGCTTGTCTTCGAGTTTCGGCGGCCGCTTCGGGTTCACCGCCAGGATGTTGCCGCTCACCTGGTCGCGCTCGGCGCTGAACTCGCGCTGATCCTTCGCGGTGAGCAGTTGGTTCTTGAGGCTCGCCAGGTGCTCGATGTGATAGAGCCCATCGGTCACGCCCATGAACTCGTCGACGCTCATCTCCTGGTAGTTCTTCCGCCTGGCTTCGTCGAGCAGGCCCTCGGGCAGATCGACGGTGTAGCCCTGCGCCTCGACGCCGGCGGCCCACTTCGAGAGCGCGGCGCGTCGGTCGAGCGCCTTCTGTGACACCTTCGCGAACTCGAAGCGGTCGAGGATGCCGTCGATCTGATCCTGGTAGCTGGCGCCGGCGAGGCCGATGCGCTTGCGGCTGGCCTGCGAGTCGAGCCGCTTCACGAAATCGATCCGCGTCGCGACTTCCTCTTGCGTCTTCTGCGCCTCGCGATACATGGCGAGGTTCAGGATCTCCTGCTGCTTCGCGAGGATGGCGCCGTCGAAATCCTGGCGCGCGGCTTTCTCCGTCGACGCGAGCGATGCCCGCCGCGCCGTCGACCAGAACGCTTGCGGCTGAATCCGGCGGATGGGCAGCGCACCAATGCGATCGCGCGCGAGCCCGCGCACCGCCTGCTCGTTCGGCAAGCCGGCGCGGATCGTCGCGGCGCCGCTGCGGGTCGACTCTTTCAGCTTGCGCACCTGCGCGGTGAGTCGGTCGATCTCTTCCGCGGCCGCGCCTTCCGAGATCGCCTTCTGCAGTTTGACGAACGGCGACACGGTCTTGCGCAGGTTGTTGAGCGCCTTCAGCTCCAGGCGCAGCACTTCGTCGTGCACGAGGTTCGCCGTTTCCGCCTGCGCGATCGCCGGTAGCGAGCCGTCGAGTTTGAATGCTGCCGTTGTCGCGCAGCATTCGTGCGTTCGTCTCGTTCTCGATCGCGACGCGAATCGGCGGCGCCGCGGTGACGGCCTTGAGCATCTCGTCGCCGCTGCTGAAGCCGGCGAGCTCGGCGACATACTCAGGCCCGAGGCCGCCCTCGACCTGGTAGATGTAGGGCCGGATGCGCCCGAGCTCGCGCACGCGCGCGGCGCCGTAGGTCGCGACGAGCTGATCCTTCGAGAGCCGCAGCGGGCCGTCTTCCTTCAGGCCGGGAATCGGTTCGCCGTTCGCCTGCGTGCCGTATTGCATCGCCGCCAGCGCGCGGTAGACGGGCATCGCCTGCAGCTCGGTCTTGACCTGGTCGCGGCGTCGCCATGCGCTGCGCGGTCCAGATCGCCGTGCGGCTCGCGCTCGACTTCCTGCATCAGCCGCGCGTCGAGGTTGCCGATCGCCGTGGCGCGCTCGCGCGCGGTCGCTTTCTCGTAGAGCGCGAACTCGGCCGGCGTGACGCCCATGTCTTCGGCGGTCGCGAACATCTGCACGTAGCCGCGGGTGCGCTCGGCCTCGGCGATGGCGGCGTCGCTCGCCAGCAGCCGATCGAACACGCCGCGCACCTCGGGGTGAGCTGCACGTTCAGCCGCTTCAGCGACTGATACACCGCCGTCAGCCAGGCGCGGAACGTCTGGAAGAAACTTTGCAGCTCCAGGCTCGGAGCCTTCCCTTCGTGCAGGAGTCGATGAAGCCCTCGGCCAGCTTCTCGTGTGCCGCCGTGGTGATGGCTCCACCTTTTTCCACTCCCGCCACTTTAGGGCAGCATCCCGATCGGCGATGATGCCGGCCTGCTCGGAGTGAGCGTCGCGGGTCGAGCGCCGCGAGCCGGGTCGCCGACTCGTCCAGCAGCTTGAAAGAACAGGTGCCCTGTCTCGTGCAGGAACGTCGAGAGATCCGCGCTCGGCAGCAGCCCGATGTTGATGCGATCGCCGGGCCCGAACTGAATGAAGCCGCGGCGCTCAGGCGTCTGCCCCTCTTGGAACAGCGGTTGCCCGCCGAGGATCGACTCGCGCATCTGCGGCGTGATGACGACCGCCGGCTGCCGGCTGGCTTCCGGTCCCTTGAGCCGCAGCTCGCCGCCGAGCACCTGCGCCGCCGACATCCCGCCGTAGTTTTCGAGCGCGATCGCCAGCGTCTGCCCGCGCTCCATGCCGCGCGCGATGTTGTCGAGCATCTGCCGGTGCGTGCGCGTGTCGTAGGCCTCGCCCTCGGCGAACTCGCCGTATTTCTCGTGCATGATGTTGCGGACCTGCGAAGCCGTCAGGTCAGGCCCGACCCATTCGCGCGTGCCCTTCTCGTTCGGGATGTCGACGTGCACCTCGCTGACGCGGCCGCCGTTGCGCTTGACCGCAGGCAGGCCGTTGACGACGTTGATGAAATCCACGTCGTAGAGCCGGCGCAGGCCTTCGCCGCCGATCTTCCCGAGCTCGTTGCCGGTGATGGCGCCTTCGATCTCAGACAGGATGCGCTTCGAGACGTCCTCGCCGATCGCTTCGGAGAGGTTGCGGCCGACCAGGTCGTCGGTGCGATGGCTCGGTGCGCCCTCGATGATCTTGCCGGCGTGATCCACATAGAGCCGGATGTTGTCGCCGCGCGTTGTCTCGACCGACACGAAGCGGCGCGCGCCCTTCTCAAAACTCGATACATCGGCCGGTTTTCTTTCCACGCGATCGAGGTGACGACCGCCGCGAGGTTGTATCGCTTGGCCTGCTGATCGCCGGTTGTCCAGGCGACGGCCGCCAGGTCGTGACTCGACGGCGTAGCGCAGGGCCCACTTGAAGGCGAGCGTGCGCCAATTCTTCCGCAGCAGCTCGGGCATCTTCGCGAACTCGTCGGCGTGCGGCGTCTGCACCTCTTCGAGAAAGAGGATCGGCGCACCGCTCGCGCGGTCGATGCGCGTGTTCAGCCGCAGCGCACGATCGGGTTTTCGATGCCCTCGTATTCGTCGTGACCGTCGACCCATCCCTCGGGCGCCAGCTTCCGCGGGTCCGCCAGCGTCTTGCGCAGGATGGCTTCGGCGACTTCCTGCCAGTGTTCGTCGCCGAGCATTCGATACTCGGTGCGGACTTCGACGCTGCGATCTTCGAGGCCGGCGTTATCGATCCCCTGCTGTAGCTCGGTCGCCTTGCGGTTCGCGCGTTCGAGCGCCGTCACCGGGTTCGGTGCCGTCTCGCGCGGTTGCCTCGGTCATACCAATCCGCCGGGATCTCGCGGCCGGTGTCGTGCGGCTCTTCGCCAGGCGTGCGCAGCGGCTCACCGTGTTCGTCGAGCATCCGCACCGCGTAGCCGAGCACCGGCTTGTCTTCAAACGTGCCGAGGTGATGCACGTCGCCGTCGTTCGTTCGATACGTCAGCGTCACCTCGCCCTTCGTCGTCGTCATCAGCCGGCGCTTGATCTCCAGGTGTGACGGCGTGAAGGTGAAGCGGCCGCCAACGCGATCCATCGGCAGCGTCAGGAACAACCTCGCGATAGCTGCCCTCTGCCCGCCCGGCTCGACGTATTGCCCGTAGCGCGTGCGCACCTCGTCGTCGGGGCGCGGATGCCCTGGCGTTTCGAGCCGACGCTGCGCCTGCTCGCGCGCGTCGTCGCGGTCGACGTGTTCGATCGCACGGTCGCGGGCCCAATCGTAGGACTCCTCACGCTCGGACGCAGCGCGGTCGCGATCCATGCGGTCGGCAACGCGCTGCGCTTCCTCGCGCGTTTCGTAGTAGCTGCTTTCGTCTTCGATGTGATCGCCGTTTTCATCGAGCAGCACGTAGACCGTCTGCCCGGTGCCCTCGCCGTTCTCGTCTTCGAGCTCCTCGCCCATCACTTCGACCGGCGTGAGATCGTTCTCCATGTTGTCGAGCAGGTCTTTAATTTCCTCCTCGATCATTTCGTTCTCGAATCTCGTCGGTGAGCTCGTCGAGCTGCTCCTGATACTCTTCCTCGCTTGCTCGTCGGCGCCTTCCTCGCCGAGCGTGACGTCTTCGAGCTTGATTTCGTTCGCCGCCAGGTAGTCGAGCACTTCCTGCTGCGTGTAGCGTTTGCCGTCTTCGAGATCGGCGACGCGCGTCAGCGCGAACTCGTCGGCGTTGATGCCGGCCTTCGCGTTCTTGACGGTCGCTTTCCACTGCTGCCCGGTCGCCGCTTTGTTCTTCGACTCCTCGACCGCGCGCCGGATGCGGCTGTAGAACATCTCGGCCGCGGTCGGCGCGGTTTGAAATAACGTCGACGGCTGTTCGGCCTGCAGGCGGTTGACGAAGTTCTGCGCGTCTTTCGAGATCGTGCCAGCCGGCGCCGTCGCGCCGATGCTGATCAGCCGCTTCCCGGATCGCCTGCATCGCGCGGCCGGTCAGCAGGCCCTTGCTCTTGTCGGCCGCCAGATCCATCACGAGCGCGTTGCCCTGGCTGTCGTGCACAACACTTCGCGACGGCGATCGGCGTGCCGTCCTTGCCGCGGTAGACGATGCGCTGCGCGTTCAGGTCGGCCGTCGACTCGCCGGCAACGGCCTCGACGCTGAGCCCTGGCGTGCCCGTGCCGGGCGCGCCGAGCACCTTGCCGACGTAGTCGGCGCTCTCCGGGTGTCCGCTGCCGCCGAACGCTGCGAGCGTCCTCCTCGAAAGACCCTGGCGCCGGCGCGGGGGCCTGTTCCCCGCGCGCCTTGAGTGCGAGCTCGCGGAGCTGTGCTCCGTTCAGACGTTCGCCGGTGTCAGCCGGTGTCTCAGGGATCGCGATGCCGAGATCCTGCAGGCCCTTCGCACTCTTCGTGCTGCGATCGAATGGTCCGCCGACGACGTTGTAGAGCGGCCCGTCAGGGCCGAAGCCGAGGAAGACGGCGTGCGGCTGCTTGATGCCGCGACCTTTGGCCGCCTGCGCTTCGAGCCGCATCTCGTAGGCCCTGAGCGCCTGGCCGCGGAACTCTTGCGGTGTGCCCTCGACGGCGATGCGCTTGCGCTCTTCGAGCGTCAGGTCAGGCTGTCCGAGCTCGGTCGTCTCGCCGGCGACGGCCGGCGGCGCTTCGGGGCCGCGTGATGCCCATGCGGTCGAGGAGCTCCTGCGCGGCCGCGTGCGGATCGGCGCCTTCGCGCTGCGCCAGGTGCTCGACGACCGACTCGACGAGTCGCGCCTGCTTCTCGGCCTGCGCCGGCGTGAACTGCCCGCCCTCGGTCAGTCGCTGCACGAGCTGCTCGTGCTGTAGGTTACGCTCCTCACCGGCGGGCGGCTCGGCGTGCTTGATGTCGTCGAGCGCGGCCTTCGCCTCGCGCGGTGTTCAGGCTGTCGATGCCAAAGCGGATCTCGTCTTTAAAGAAAGCATTGTGCTCGGTGTTCGCGATCTGCGTCAGGTAGCGCGCGGTCGGGATCGCCAGGTCGCGGCCTTCCGCCTGCGCCTGCGCATACGCCCCAGGTGAGCCTGTCACCTCGGCGGCCTTCGCGACCGGGTCGACGCCGTGCTCCTGCCAGTAGGTATCCCAGGACTCAAGCGGCGCGTGCACCTCTTCTGAGCTGTCGGTCGTGACGTGCCGGATGAAATCCTCGTAGGTGCCGGGCGAGCTCGTCGCGAGGCCCGTCTGCTTCACCTGCTCGCCGAGGTGCTCCAAGGTCGGGCCCGTCGTCAGACCGCCCATCACGCGCGCCAGGCCGTGCAGGGCGCCGGTTTGCGCGCCGGTCGCGAGGATGGTCGCGAGCGCCGTGTCGACGAACGCCTGCGGCCGGTCCTTGATGTAGTCGCTGAAGGGCCGGTCGGGGTGCAGCGTTGCCCACTCGTCGAGATCCTGCAGCGCGGTCGCGATCTCCTCGCCGGCGACTTCCGGCAGCATTTGCTTGATCGTGCTGGCGAGGATGCCCTTGCGGGCCCCGATGTTGCCGAGCAGGGTGTGCAGCGGTAGGGCCTCCGTCCAGGCCTCCACAGCGCCCTGCGCGCCGCCGAACGCCATCGACTCGACGACACCCTTGCCGGCCGCCCGCGCCTGGCTGTAGGCCGGCAGGCCGGTCTGTGCGCCCATCAGGCCGAGGCTCAGACGCTCGACCGCCGGGCCGCCGCCCAGGAGCACAGAGCTCGCGAGGATCGGGCCCGACTGCCCGATCGACTCGGCGGCGCCGTAGATGTTGCGCTCGATCAGCCCCGGATCTTGCGGCGCCGGGCCGCGGATGCCGACCGCCTTGTGCTCGGCGACAGCGTTCGCGTATTGCCCTTTCTCGCGCAGCCAGTAGCCGACCGGACTGCCGGGGTTCACCTTGATCAGCAGATCGCCGACGAGCTCCAGGCCCGACCAGGCGCCCAGGTCGGCGCCTTTGTAGAGCGCCGCGGCCGCGGTGCGCGCCGAGTGCGTGACGATCTGCAGCGCGCGCTCGGTCGACGTCAGCGGCGCGAGATCGTCCTGCGCCGCCGGCGCGTTGAGCGGCCGCTTCTCCAGCCAGGACGCGAGCGCCGGCGACTCGCGCCGGAACTTCACCGGGTCGAAATCCGAGCGCGCCGCCTGCTTCTCAATCTCGTCGAGGTTGCGCTCGATGACTTCCGCCGGCAGGCCGGTCCTGAGCTGCAGGTTCAGGATGCGCGCGGCCTGCGCTGGCGGCGTCGATGGCGCGCGGCCGACTGCTTCCTTCAGCCGATCCTGCGCGAGCGGGTCGCTCGACAAGCCGAACGCCGGCGAGCTCGGCGCCGTGGTGCCGACCGGCGGCGGATCGTATTTGCCGGCGGCGTAGTCGTTGTGCAGTTGCTCGGCGTAGCGGTTCGAGCTCAGGACGTCCGAGAAGATCCCGAGGTGCTTGCCGGTGCGGCGGAACTCGTCGATCGCCTGCTGCGCGCGTTCTTCCTCGGTGCCGGCGAAGTGCCGGCCGTCAGGCGTCACGGTCGGCAGCAGATACTGCTTGCCGTCCAGGCCGACGCCGATCGAGTCGACCGTCGACGTCGAGCCGTCAGGGTTCTTCACGCGCGGCTGCGCGCGCAGGTCGATGTTCCCCGGTGTGAGCTGTTCGTCGGCCATCCTATTGCCCGCGGATGGCGGCCGCGATCTCCTCGTCTTTCGCGCCGAGCAGCCGCAGCGCCTCCGCGTGCTGGAACCGATCGCTGTATCGCTGCTGCAGATCCGCGTCGCTCATGCGCTGCTGTGCCGCCCCGAGGCTGCGCGCGTAGTTCAGATACTGCGTCAGCTTGTTCGGGTGAATGTCCTTGATCGGCACGTAGGCGATCGCGCGGTTTTCGGGGTTCGTCACCAGCGCGGCAATCGTCTGCGGGTCGCGGCCCCACACGTTCAGGTAGACCTTTTTGTCGACCATCTCGTGCATCACCGCTTCCTTCTCGCTGCGCGTCAGCTCTTTGCCCTTCGCCTGCTGCTCCTGGTCGATGCGCGCCTCGACCGCCGCGCGGAGCTGCCCGAGCTCGGCGTTCTGTGCTTCGGTCTTGCCCTTCGTCTCGTAGGGATGCAGGCCGGCGCCGCTCGCGATCGTCTTGAAGAGATCGTCGTCGATGGTCGCCGCGCGCACCTTGTCGTCGCCCTTCTGGAGCTGCCGCTTGCCAGCGAGCAGCCGGTTGACGTGTTCGTCGCCGAGCTCGCCGCGCATCGCCTGCAGCGCGTTCTCGCTCGTCGCGTTGAGCGTCTTCGGGTCGGAGAGTTCCCAATAGCGCGACCAGCCCTTCTGCTCTTTCTCGTGTTCGAGCCGCTGCGCAGCGGTGTAGGCGCGGCCCTCTTGTGCATACGCCCGGCTCGCCTCGCGCTCGGCGCGGCCGAGGATGTAGTCGTTGACCTGCAACTGCACGCGACCAGGTGCCGCGAGGTAAGCCGGATCGCGCGACACTTCCGCCAGGCCGGCGCCGGCGGCGACCTTCGACCAGAGGCCGCCGAGCTGCGCCTCTTCGCGGTCCTTGCGACCGGCATCGGTCGCGCTCTTGCGCTCGCGCAGGAAGTGCATCGTCGCTTCGAGCGCGTCGGGATCGTTCGCGAACTGTTTCCGCGCGGCGTCTTCCATTTTGTCGATGTTGATCGGATCGTTCTCGCCCTTCGGCCCGAGCTGATCCCATATCTTCGTCGAGGCGTCGAGGCCCTGCTGCTTCGTGCCGGCGACGTCGAGCTGCTTCTCCAGGATCGCGCGCGTGTCGCCGACCGTGATCTCGTCTTTCGCGTGGTCGAAGTAGGCCTGCGCTTTTTTCACCTGCTGCTGTGAGAGCAGCGCCATGATGACGCCGGCGTGCGTCGAGGTGCGCGTCGCCTCGATCAGCTCCTGCTGCTTCTCGGGGCCGAGCCCGAGCTCGGGCGCGTGCAGGTTGATCGCGTCTTCCGCGGTGTGCAGGTTGACAGCGACGATGCGCGGGTCGTTCGCGTTCGCGACAGCGTTCGCCCGTTGGTTCGTGACGAACGAGTTGAGCTCGTCGGCACGATACTTCTGCATCTCGCTGTCGGCGTGCCGATCGAGCGTGACCTGAATCGAGAGCCGCTGCTGCTGCCGCTGCTTCGCGAAGGCGATGCGCTGCGTGTCGTTGCTGAGGCCCTGCGCGATCTCGCCGCTTTTCTTGTCGAAATCGTCGAGCACCTTCTGCGTGATGCCGAGCGTCGCCGGGCCCTTCGTCAGCAGCGCGCCGGTCTTCGGATCGTAGAGCGCGGTCGCGGTCCACTGGTCGAGATCGTTCGACGTCTGCAGCGCCTTGAGCGTGTTCGCCTTCTGTGTTTCCCAGGCGAGCGTGTCGGCCTTCTCGACGCCGAGCTCCTGGCCGAGCAGCGTCACGCGCTGCCCGAGCCGCGTCACCTGGTCGAACTTCTGCGCGCGCTCTTGCTCGACGCCGGCGCCTTCCGAGAGCGCCGTCTCGGCGGCCGTCATCCGCACGCCCGGCAGGGCCTGCGTGCCGACCTTGCGCATCCGATAGAGATCGACAGTTGCCATCAGCCCCTCGATGCGCGTTCAAACCCGTAGCGCGTCTGCAGCATGGACGATGCGCCGCTCACCAGCGTGCCGACCGCGGCCAGGTTGCGCGCCGCCTTCGCCTGCTGGCCGGCGGCCTCCAGATACACGCCTTCCTTCCGCGCGATCTCGGCCCGCTTGCGCAGGTCGGTCGCCTGCATCTTGAAGCCCCAGGCCTCACGCGCGGCGTTGTTGCGGATGCTGAGCGCGTCGAGCTCGCCGAGATACGCGGCATCAGCCTGCACGTCGACGGCCGAGCCGAAGCCGACCTTGATGTTCTGGCTCGCGATGCCGGCGCGCTGCGTGCCGATCGCGCCGCGCACCTGGCTGCGATAGCGGCTCTCGTCTTCGGCGCCGCGCTCGATGGCGTCCTGCGCCTGCAGGTCGGCGATCTTCGCGTTGAAGTCTTGCAGATCGGCGCCGCTCTCGGCCGCTTTGCGCTGCGCCTTCGCCGAGGCGAGCTCTGCGTCGCCGGCTTTCTTCTGACCGAAATACGAAATCGCGGTGCCGACACCCTGAATGATCAGCGGAGCCGCGAGCGCCCATCCCATCGGGTTACTCCTTGTAGAGCGCCGCCGCGACGTCGGCCGACGACTTTTTCTTCGCCGGCGCGTCTTCGAGACACATCGAGGTGATCTGCAGCGTGAGGTTCTGGTTCTCACCGCCGACGACCGACTGCCGTGCGCTCGTCTCGCACACCTCGCACGTCGCGATCAGCATGACCGTGTCGCCGACCGGGTAGTCGCTGACGTCGAGCCCGAGCTTCTCCAGCGACTCGTTATCGAGTCGCACGGTGAGGCCGTAGGGGTAGGCGTCGCCGTCGACCGGCGAGGCGGTCGCGTATTTCTCCTGCTGCGCCTTGCGATCGGCCTTCGTGATCTTCATGCTGACGAGCTTCTGCGGCATCAGAACATCCTCGTTGCAACCGCGGTGATCGTGTAGGTCGGCCCGACCGGCGATCCGGCTGGCGCGGAAACTTTCTCGCGCACGCGCCACATCAGCCCGAAGGGGCCCTGCCGCGCGCTGCCGGCCGCCATCGCCTCGACCGACACCGCCGAGCCCTGCGTCGTGTTCGTCGACGTGGCGGTCGTGATGGTCGACGGCACGAGCAGCCCGTTGACGAAGAATCGCTGCGTCACCGCGGCCGCGCCGAACGCGAAGGTCAGCGAGCTGACGACGTCATCCCAGGTCGTGCCGCCGTCGACGCTGTCCTGTATGTAGAGCTGCAGCGTGCCCGTGGCGGTGCCGCCGGCCGTGACGTTGATCAAGATGTCGAGGCCTGTCGTGCCGGTCGGTAGGTTCGTCGTGTTCCGCGTGAGCGTGGTCGCGGTGATGCCGGCTTGCTGTGATGGCTGGATCGTCAGAAAGGCCGGCTGCGCGCGCACCGGGGCCTGCAGGCCGAGCACCAGGAGCACGCCGATCAACAGATAGAACGCTTTCGCACGCATCGCTACCCTCCCAATTCAAACGTCGGCAGTAGGCCGAGCACCGTGATCGGAAGCGGATCGATCTGCCGGATGACGATCCGCCCTTCCTCTTGCCAGCTCGCTTCGATCGTGATCTGCTCCTGGCCGGTGAAGGGCACGCCCTCGGTGCCGAGCTCGTGCGGCTTCACCTTCACCTGCTTCAACCGTGTCGTCGACGGGCCGCACCAGAACGTGCGACAGCTTTCGTTCAGCAGCACCGCCACGGTGCCCACGCGCTTTTTCTTGTCGCGCACCGCGGAGCCGTTCACGTCGAGCGTCAGCGTCTCGATGTCGGCATACTGGATCGGCAGGCCTGCGTGGATGATACTCGCCGCCGGGCTGAAGACGTGTGAGATCGTCCCGCCGGCGACGGTGAACTCGGCGACGTTCGTCGCGCTCGGGTCGCCGTTGAAGATGACTTGCCCATCCGCCACAACGGCGACGACCTGGCCGTTCAAGTGGTCGAGGCCGCTGATCGACGTGACGGGCACGCCCGAGTAGGTCAGGCCGTCGTCGACGAAAAAGGCGTCGGCGTTGAAGTTCAGGATGATGCGGCTTTCGAGGCGCTCGATGTATCGCTTGAACACGCCGCCGATCGTGCGCCGCACCAGCAGATACACGACATCCTCGTTCGGCTCGGGCACGACGCAGACATCCTCGAAGAGCGCGCCGGCGCCGCTCGTGTGTCGGTGCCAGCCCCACACATCTTGCTCGCGGATGTAGGTCAGGCCGAGCAGCGTGCCGTCGCTGCGGCAGCACCAGACGATCGAGTGCGGCACCTGCTGATAGTCGATCTCGTCGATGCTGTAGCCGTCGAAGAGGTGCGCGGAGAAGAGTGTCAGGTCGCGGCCGGCGAGGCCCTCGACTTCCTGCTCGAAGCGCACGTCGCGCAGAATGGTCTTCCTCGCCTGCACGTAGATGATCGCGTTGCCGATGACGACCGGCATCACGTCGGCGACGCCGGCGTAGGTTTCCTGGTCCGCGGGCAGGTTCGCCGGTGTGAGCGGCGTCTTCGATTGCCCGACCGTCCAGATCCCGCCATCCGTGCCGACGATCAGCGTCTTCAGCCCGAGCATGAAGCGAACCGGGTTGTTTTGGTTGCCGGCGATGCGGAACGTGATCGAGTCGTCATCCTGCAGCGGGCTGCTGATGTTGAAGTTGCTGCGGAAGCCGACGCGCGATCCGAAGATGGCGTCGGGGTTATGGTTCGTGTTCGCGAAGAATCGGCGCTGCTGATAGTTCGTCACGTGCGAGGGGAAATCGTCGGTCGTCTGAAAGAGCACGCGCGGCTGCGGCGGCGTCACCGCGAAGTCAGGCGTGAAGCCGACGTCGTTGAAGGTCGTCTGCCCGGTCGCCGTGCCGATGAAGCCATACGTGCCGTTGCCGTAGGGATCTTTGTAGATGTAATACTCGGCGGCGAGCTGCGCCGGCGGCGTCCAGGTGAGCACGTGCGGGGCGGCCGGCGTGCCCTCGACGACGCCCAGGAGCTGCGCGATCGAGCTCGCGATGCTTTCCTCGTAGGTGTCGAGCGCGGCCGACGTGATGACGTAGTGAAAGTTGAGCGTGCCGGCGGCGCCAGGCGCGATCGCGATGCCGGTCGGTGGATCGATCGCCGGCTGCGTGTTCACCGCCTGAATCGTCCAGCGCGTCAGCGAGCTGTAGATCAGCTCGTAGGGCGGTGCGGCCGGCGAGCTCATGGTGATCACGCGGCCCTCTTGCGACCAGTCGAATCCGGCGTTGCCGAACGGCGTCGGCACTTCGAGAATGTCGGTCGGCATCGCATACCAGAAGGTCGCGTTAGGCGGCACGTGGTTGATGCCTGCCTTGACGGCGTAGTAGTTCACGCCGCCCTGCACGACGATGTCGCCGATGACGTAGTTTGTGCCAGCGTTCCAGGCGACGACGCCGGTGAGCCGCACGAGCGCGCCTTGCTTGTAGAAGCGCAGGTAGTTCGCGCCGGCCTCGATCAGCACCGACTCGCCAACGACTTCGCTCACGTAGCGGAGCAGGAACGTCGACGTCGAGCTCGTCTTCGACTCGAACACGTGCCGCGTGCCGGGCCGGTTCGCGACGCCGCCGTGCCGCTGCACGATCCAGTTTTTACAGGTGCGCAGCGCCGACTGATACTTCGCCAGGTCGGCGCGCGCCGCGAGCTCGGGCGCCAGCTCGCCGCCAGCCAGAGCGCGTTGAAAGATGGTGTCGCTCATCCCTCAGTCTCTCCCCGCGATCCAGTCGACATCGCCCTCGTGCGCTTGCTGCACTTCCTTGCTGCCGACCGTCGCAGCGGTCGACTTGATCGCCTGATACACCTGCAGGCAGAACGCCGCTTTCTTGTCGTCCTTCGCGAGCGCCGGCGCCAGGCTGAAGGCGTGCCGCCAGGCGAGCGCCTCGCGGAAGATCGAATCGCCCTGCAGCGCGGCGCATGACGTGCGGATCGTGTATTCGAGCTGCGGCGTGACGTTGTCGGGCTGCCCGCTCGTCGGCGACTCGTTCGTGTAGATCAGCAGCCCGGTGTCATCCGAGCCGAGGCGCCACTTCGGCGGGTTAGCATCCCACTCGCGGCCGACGAGGTTCGGGTTCACGATGCGGCGCGCGAACATCATGTCAGTCGGCGCACGGTAGGCGTATTGCCAATCGCCGTTGACGGGCACGGTGTCGGTGCCGGCGACCAGGACCAGGCGCGCGTAGCGCGTGGCGAACTGCCAGGGGTGATCGCGGAGCACCGCGCTGATGTCGTCGACGTAGTGCAGGCGCGACGTCGTCGCCTCTTCGCTGAGCTCCGTCGTGATGTCGCCGATCTGCTTCGAGACGCCGATGTGCGACAGCGCCTGGTTGATGATGAAGGTCGTCGCCTCGATGCAGGTCGTTTGGAAATCGGTGCCGGTCTGCCCATCGGGCAGCGTCGGGTTCGTGCCGGCACCGCCGCCGCCGTCTGGTTCGTCGGGGTTCAGCTCAGGATCGGGCGGCGTGCCGTCCCACAAGCCGCCGCCGAAGATGTCGCCGCCGGTCGGCGAGTCAGGTGCGACGACGATGAATTCACCGTTAATTGAAAATCCGGCGTTGCCGGCCGTCGTGCTCCCAGGGAAGACGAAGACGTCGTAGATGATGCCGTTGGTGTTCAGCGCCGAGCCGACGCTGATCGAGTCGATGCCGCCGCCCGTGATGCCGGTCGCGGCGTTGTTCGTCGTCGGAAACTGCAGCGAGTTCGTGCCGGTGTGCGAGACGTCGCGAATGAACGCCGCGCCGTTGTGCGGCACGACCATCGCCCAGGCCGGCCGCTGCCCGCCCATCAAGATCCCGACCGTGCGTGAGGCGTTGCCGTCGCCGGTGTAGCTCGTCGTCGCGAGCACCTTGCCGATGTTGGCGTCGCCGCTGCCGTCGTTCTTCCTGAAGGCGAGGTAGCCGACCTGGTGCCAGGCGCTGTTAGTGAGCGCCGTCTTGCTCGTGATCGTGCCCTTCGCGAAGCTGAACGCGAGCGCCGTCTCTGACGTATTGAGCTGGCTGGCGTTCTGCGCGGTGTGTCCTGGCCCGCGATACCAGATCCCGCCCGAGGCGCCGCCGCCGCGCAGCTCCGTCGCGAGCCACACGTTGTCGGGCGTGAAGCCTTCATTGTCGAGCGTCGTCACGAAATCGAGATTGGCGTTGCGCGTGAAGAGCGCGCCGGCGTTGCAGAACCGCATCGCCGGATCGCAGAAGGCCGTGTATTGATACGTGATGCCGTTCGCGTTGCTGCTGTTGTCGTTGCCGGTAATACGCACGACGGTCTGCTGCTCTTGCGCGTCGACCGCCGGCGGCGCACCAGGGAACGTCGGATCGATCAGCGCCGCGACGGGCGCGTTGTTCCTCATCTCCTGGCCGCCATCCTGATGCCCGCCGATCAGCGAGCTCCACCAGATCACGCCGGTCTGCGCCGACGTGCTGCGGATGATCAGGAAGTTGACCGGGAAGCGGAAGGTCAGCTCTTTGAAACTCGACACGCTCGTGCCGTTGCCGACGTAGGTGCCCGTGACCAGGCCGACCGGCGAGAAGGGCGGCGTGCCGCGCCGCGCCCACGGCGATCGCGGGTAGGGCGCATTGTGCAGCCCGAGGTGCTCGACGCGGCCGCCGCGCAGTGCATCGTCGTCGCCAGGGTTTTCGGGCAGCGCGTAGAGCGCCGGGTCGAGCGCCGCGATCTCATTCCACTGCGGCGTATTCGCCCCGCCGGCATCGCCCAGGATGTCGACGGCGCGGCCGCTCGGGAACATGATGAATCGCAACCGCCTTGCCGTTGCAGTTGGCGCCCGAGGTTTTGATCTGCAAGCCGGCGCCCGCATCGCGCAGGCCCCAGGCGACGCGCTTCGCGATCTCGTGCGCGCCGCAATTGCTGTTCAGCGGCGTGCCGATCGCGACGAGCGCCGCCTTCACATCGCTGACGTATTGCGCCGTCTGCTGCGCGAGCGCCTGCGGCGGCGCCGGCGTGAGGTTGCCACTCTGTGCGTTCGGCACGATGTCTTCGGGGCCGAACACGCCGATCACTTCGACCGCGGCGGCGAGGATCGCGACGTTCTGCGCCGAGGCGGCGGCCCCGTGGTCGAAGACGAGCTCGGTGCCGGCGAACGGCGTCACCGGGTTCGTCAGCCTGAAGGCACGTAGTAGGCCGAGCGCCAAAGATAGTTGGCAGCGTCCTGCGTGACCGCCGTCGTCACCGCCGCACCGCCGCCTGGCAACCGATAGCCCAGGTTGCCGCCGATGCCGCCGGCCTCGAAGCCTGAGCACGCCGATCACCATCCCCATCACGCCAAGCTGGCCCTCTTCGGTGTCGACTTCGAGATCGGCGTTTTGTCAGGATGCAGAGCCGCGCGCCGCTCGTTGTGTTCTGCAGGCGCGTGACGGGTGTTGTGATCGGGCGTCGCTGCGTGAGCACGCGCCAGTCGCCGGCCGCGAGCCAGCTCGCCGCGTTGTCAGAGCCGAACGCCTTCGCGGTAAGACACGCGACGCGGCTGCCGTGGTTCCAGTCTTCGCCGTTCAGCATTCCAGATAGCAGATCGGCGCCGATCCAATCGTCGTATTGAATCGAAATTTCGTTGTGTGCGCTGGCGCCGGTGCCGAGTCGACAGTTGGCGATGCGATCGCCTGGCCGAGCCCCACGGTGTCGCCAAGCGGATCTTTCATGATCGCGAGCACGCCGTTGAGAAAGAGCTGCACGCCGGCGCCGCCGAGCGCGTTGCCATAGCGGAAGATCAGATCGACCTTCGTCCAGCGGTTCAACGCGATCGGTAACGCGACCGTCGCGATCGTGGTTTCGCTGCCGGCGCTGTCGATGTTCGTCAGCGTGATCTGCCCTGTTGCGAGCACACCGATCTCGACGCCCGACGTCGCCGACACCGTGCCCGAGGTTTTAAAGATGCGCTGCTTCGCGGTCGGATATTTGCGGAGCCGGAAGTAGAACCGATCCCATCCCTGCGAATCCTGCACGTGCCCAGGCACGGCCTCGTTGAAGACATGGACGCGCTCAAGGGCCTGCCGGTCGGCCCAATAGCCGAAGCCTTGCAGGTGTCGCGACGCGGCTTTGCTGACGGACGTCGGTCATGTTGCCCGAGCCGCCCTCACCGAACGATGTCGAGCCGGCGAGCTCGGCGCCGTCGATGTAGCGCCGCTGCGGCATGATGCTCTTCGCGGCGCCGGTCGGCGCCGTCGTGTCGAGCTTCGGCATCCACTCGAATTTGCCGCGCCAGTAGAAATGCGTCGTCGTGCCGAAGAGGAAGCAGATGCCGAACCAGCCGCCGTTACAGCGATCGAAGGTGCGCTGATCGCGCGGGAAAAGTTGTTGCCGGTGGTGAACCATTCCGATCGAATACTCGGCGCCGACATCGCGGTCGACTCTTCCTGAATCGGCGCGCTGTAGGTCGTCGCGGCAACGGTCGGCGCCATGATGATGCGGCCGATCGCGCTGCCAGCACCTGAGCCCGAGCCGGCAGCGCCGGCGTGCGGGGTGCTCTGCAGCTCCTGCACGAGCGCCGCGTCGGTCAGGTAAATCGTGTAGTCGAGGAATTGTGTTTTTAGCCATCGGTTACTCTCGCCCCGCGCGATCGCACAGTGATCTAGTCGCCGCCGGCGCCAAGCGGATCGTCGTCGTGATCGCCAGGCGGCACGGTCCCGCCCTCGGCCCTCGACGCTGCGGTCGCGGCATTCTCGCGGCGGATGACTTCGTTGCTGCTCGTGATGTGCGGCTGTGCGTCGGCCGGCGCCGGGCGCATCCACTTGCCGAGCATCAGCGGCAGCTTTGGATCGCGCACGGTGCCATCCTTGCGCTTGATCTGATCGGCGGTCGCAGCGTGCCGTCCGATGAAGAACACGTCGCCGGTGCGCCGCAGCTTGTTGTCGTAGTAGCCATCCGCGACGGCGACGACCTTGAACTTCGGCGCGCGCGCTGGCTTGGGGGGTGTCTTGCTTTCGGGTGGCATCGAGGAACGCTCCTATGTGGCAAAGGCGCCGGCCGCCGCCCAGGAATTGAGCGACGCCGGCGCCACGGATCGAACGAGCGCAGCCCCTACGGGATGTAGTTCTTCGCGTAGGTCTTCGCGAGCACGCTGAAGGCGTCGTGCGACGTCAGCCAGGCGCTGAGCGTCACGGTCGCCGCGCCGCCGGCCGGCGTCACGCGGATGCCCTGAAACTGCAGCCAGCCCGCGACGACGTGCCCCTGCGGCAGCGGCATGAAGATCAACGCGCCGAGCGGCATGTCGGCCGACAAGAACGTGCGCTGATCGTGGACGATGATGCCAGCGGTGAGCGCGGCATCAGTCGCTTGAATGAGCTCGACGAGCACCGTCGTCGATGACGCGGCGACGCCGACGCTGATCCCGTAGCCCATTGGTTCGCCGGTCGCGATCTCGCGCTTCGGCGGGGTGCCGACGCCGCCAGGCAGGCCCAGGTCGATCGAGCTCGCCGACACCGCCGCGCCCGTAAAAGCCTGCGCGTTGCAGACTCGGAGCAAAGAGTCGATATACATTCCGTCTCTCCTCAAAAGTGAACCAAACCACACAACCGCAAGCGTGCGGCTGCAACCTCCCGACGTCGGGAACTGTCTACGGCACGACCGCTTCTGAGTTCAGGAGCTGATCAACCAGGCGCACCGGCGTATCGCCGAAGACGAGGATGCGCTTGCCGTCGAAGTTCTCGTAGGTCAGGCCGCCGCCGCTGCCGACCGACTCGCGCGCCTCACGACGCAGCAGCCGGCGCATGGTGCGGTTCATATAGAAGACCGGCTTGCCGAGTTTGTTCGGCGGGGTTTCGAGCGCCGTCTCCATATTGGTGATGATGGTCTTGATGTTCGCCGCGTCGGTGTCGCTGACGTCGATGTTGCAGATGCGCACGACGTAGCGCCAATCCTTCAGCGCGATCCCCGGCTTCCACTGGAACCGCTCTTGAAAGACGCGCATCCGCGAGCCCGGCAGGCCCGCGGTGACTTCGGCCGTCACCTCGCCGAAATCTTCGTGAATGAGGCCGGCCTTCGAGCCCTTCGGGAAGATGCCCGTGACCGTCTCTTCATCCCAACAAATGAGCCAGATGCTCGCGTTGTCGGCGCCGGCGCCGCCGGCCTTGATGACGTTGCTGCCGTTCGCCGCGGTCGAGGAGCTATACCGCACGCTCAGCCCGGTAAAACTGCTCGGGGTTGACGCCGCCGTTGCCGTAAGAAACAGCACGCGCGTCATCTCCTGATTCATCGCTTCGATGAAGGCCTTCGCCTCAGAGAGTCGGAACGATGCCGCGTTGCCGTTCAGCAACAGCAGATCCTTGTCGACTTCCGACCAGGCTTCGAGAATGCCGCACTGCTCATCGATCTGTGCCGTGGTCGACTTGCTCGGCGTGATGCCCTGGTTGAGCAGACGCCATGCGACGGTCGGCAGGCCGGTGCGCACCGTCGTGCGGTGTCCGACTGGCAGGTTGCCTTCGCGCCACACCATGTCGGTAAGGATCTCGTTGGTCTGCCCGAGCAGCTCAACGATCATCGGCACCTTCCCGTCAGGGTCGAGACGCTTCGCCCAATCGGCCATTGTGAGGTTGCCGGTCCCGAGCGCCGCGCCGAACGCGACGACGAGGCCGACCTTCCACACCCAACTGCCGGCCGCAGCCGAGTGCTGTGCGGCCGCCGTCGCCGCACTGAGATCGATCGAAAACAACGCGATGACGCACAGCGCCATCAAACAGAACAAACGCATAGCAGCTCTCCCAGGCGGGAGCTACGTGCCTTTTGTCGACTCCGCATTGAGCGCGATCGAAGTGGGGTGATCGTAGAGCGTCGAGGGGTTCTTGCCGTCACCTTTCTTCGCTGCGCCGGCGCCGCCGACAAGCGGCGTATCTTCCGCCATCATTTTTCCCAGGCGCGCGAGCGTCGCGACGACTGAGAGCTCGTTAAATGCAGCGCCCTGTAACATCAGAGCGCGGAATCGTGCACCGATCGGATCGTCTTTTGGAGCGACCTTGTCGAGTGCGAGATCCGCGAGACGCCTCGTCTCGGCCAGCTTCTCGCCGCCCCACGTGGGATCGGCCTCCGTCTCCGCTCGCCAGGCGTTCGATCGCGCCATCACGAGCCCGCTTTCCTCTTCGAGCACCGCCTGCGCCTGTTCCTGGTTCCAGCCCTTTGCTCGGGCCCTGGCCTCGAACTCTTTGATCGCAGTGTCGGTGAGGAAGTAGTCGCTGCCGTCCGGTTTCTTGAATTCGTATTTCGCCGGCGGCTTTGACTTCGCAGCCTCTGCATCGGCCGCAGCTTTCGCAGCAGCGTCGTCAGCGGCTTTCTTCGCGGCCGCGTCGGTTGCGGCTTTCGCATCCTCGGCGGCTTTCGTCTCCTGCGCGACTTGCTCAGGAGTTTTTGAAGCGGCAGCGGCTGCAGCGGCTGCGGCTTCTGCGGCGGCGGCGTCGGTGTTACCCTGGCCGGCGGCAGCGGTGGTCATTGGTCGTCTCCCTGGTTATTCACCGCGGGTGCGGTCTGCACCGCAGCGGTTTCCCGATCGAGCAGTCGCTTCCTCGCGCGCGCTTCCGTCTCCATCGCTAGATAGAGGTTCTCGTCGACGCGCGTGAGATCCGCGAGCAGCTCCAGGCCGAAGTTACGCCGGCCCGTGAGGTAATAAATTTGTGCGTTCGTCTCGTTGATCGTTTCGTAGATCCCCGTGCGGCTGAGGATCTCCCACATCACCAGGCGCACCGCCGGCTGCATCATCGCCGCGCGTAGCGCCTCGTCGAAGAGGTGCTGCTGCTCCTTTCCTTTCCTGCCGGCGTATTTCACCAGCCGCGGATCGGCCGCGTTGCCCGTGAGTGCGATCGGCCGTGCCATTAGGGCACCGATGCCGCCGGGATGCCGCTCGCAGAGTTCACGATGCGCGCGAGCGCGGTGTCACCTGTCAGCGGAGCCTTCGCGCCGGCGGCCGCGGCCTGGCCGAAGTTCTTCGCTGTCTCCGCAGCCTGCGCCGCCGCTTGCTGTTGCCGCACGCTATCGACGTCGGCTTGCGCATCTTCGTCGCTGCGCACGATGCGCGGGTCGACGCCGAGCATGTCGGCGTAGTCGTCAACGACGCGGAACGGGTTCACCTTGTGCATCACGTCGGTGAAGCCTTGCTCGACCATCGCGCCGATTCGACTGCAGGAAGCGATCTTGCGCCGCGACGCCGACCAGCTTCTGCGCGGTCGCGAGGATGCTGATGTATTCGACCTTCAGCTTCACGCCGTGGAGCTCCTCTGGCGGCGGCGGCAGCAGGCCGTTCGTCTCCATCAGGTCGAAGGCGCGGTCGACGATCGGGTCGAGCAGCTCGTCGTTCGTGCGTTCGAGCACGGGCCCGAGCGCGAGCAGCTTCTCTTCGTGGCGCTCGTCGATCTCCCTGGCGGTCGGCCGCTGCGCGCCGAGCTTCTCGTCGCTCGTCGCGATCATCAGGAAGAGATCCTCGTAGAACGCGCGCTGAATGCGGAATTGCACCTCACGCATGTCGCTCGTCAGATGCTGGAACCCTTCGAGCCGCACTTCGTGGATCGGTCGCAGGCCGGCCATGCCGTCGCGCGAGTCGTTATACGTGATGTCGCCGGCGAGCAGTGACGTCTTCTGCGTGCGCAGCGTCGACGGCCCGACGAGCGGCGGGTCGACCGCCTTCGAGATCAGTTGTCCCTTTTTCTTCTGCATCAGTTGGAGCTGCTTCACGTCAGCAGCGCCGTCATGCCGGGGCAGTCGGTGCCGTAGCTGTCTTCGCCGGTGATGTCCCATCGCGGCGCCATGATCGGGAAGGTCTTAAATCCCGACTCGCGCAGGAACTTCCGCTGATCGAGCGAGGTGTTCGACGAGAGCATCGAGCGGCTGCCCGTCTCGAAGTGGCACGAAATGAACGGCAGGTATTTCGACTGCACGCGGTTCGGGTTCGCGTTCTCGTTCGGCTTCACGATCCAAGTGACTTCGATCGCCTGCTCGTAGTTGCCGTGATCCCACAGGTCTTTTACCGTCGCGCTGATGTTGCTCCAGTCGATCGTGCGGCCGTTCTCCTGCACGCCGAACTCTTCGACGACCTGGCGCACCGTGAGCTCGTAGTCGCGCACGAAGGTCGACACCATGCCGCGATGATCCATCCCGAGCGCGAAGCTGCCGGTCGGGTAGCTGTAGGCCCGAAAGAGATCCTTGCTGTCCTGCATCATCGACATCGCCGCGGTGCCGAAGATGCCCAGGTCGAGATACACGAGCGGCAGCACGTTGTAGAGATTCGACGTCGCGAAGATCGTGAGCATCCGCAGCGTCACGACGTGCAGCCACTCGCGCACCGGGCCGAACTCGGCCAGGTCGGGATCGGGCGTCGTCAGCTTCATCCACGGGCGCGCCGGCGAGGTGAGGCCGGCGTGCAATCCCGAGGCGAGCGTGCGCGCGGCGAAGCGGCCCGTCGAGTCGATGATCTTCTGGTTGCGCTTGTCGCCGCGGTTGCGGTCGCCGGCCCAGAACCGCGTGCGGCGCGGCATCATGTAGTCGGCGAGCTCCTGCCAGTGCGCGTCGAAGGTCGCCCGCTCGCGCCACAGCTCCGAGCGCAGCGCCTCGTAGCGCATCCGCTTCGTCGCTTCGTCGATGTAACTCGGCATCGGGTCAGGCTCCGATCAACGTCTTCCGCTTGCAGGTTGGCGAGAGGCCCGGCTTTGCCGGCGCCGGCGACGAGCTGCTCGCCGGCGGGCCGCGCGTTTCCGCTGACGCTCGGCGGCCGACTTGGCACCGCCCTGCGCCAGCGAGGCGGCCGCTGCCGTCGATGGCGGCGGCGCCGGCATCTGTGAGGCCTTGTATTCCTCGCGGGTCATCGCCTGGCCGACGATCGGCGCGTTGTTGACGTTCTTCCGGCCGGCGCCCGTGCTGCCGCCCGCGTCGTATCCGCCGATGTTGCCGGTGCGGCTCTGATCGCCGATGCGTTGGGTCGGGTCGCGCGGGCCGTCGTCCCGCCGCCGCCGGTGAAGAAACTCATGCAAGCCTCTTCAGATAAGCCGTTTCGAGTGCGAGGTAGCCGTTGCGCTCATAGAGTGTGCCAAGCCGCGAGCCCATCGGCGCGAACATTCTAAGCGTTTTGACCCCTCGGGAGTGTGCCCAATCGCTAGCACAGCGCAATAACTGGTGTGCCGCCGACGTCGCGCGGCGCTCAGGCAGCACCCAAAGGCGATCTCGTCGGCCATCAGCGAGGCCGTCAGGTCGTGCTCGGCGACGGCCAGGGCCAGGCAGCCGACCAGGCGCCTCGCCCTCGACGGCGACCAAGCAGACGCCGCGGTCGCCCAGGCTGAAGACGAAATCGAGCCGGCGGTGAATGGCGGCCGCGTGATCGACGTCGGCCAGGAGCTCGGCCCACGGCTCGGCCAAGCAGAAGGGCAGCGCGAGCTCGACGACCGCGGCGCGATCGTCTTCGGTGATCGCGCGGACGCTGATCAATGCGCCTTCGGCGGCTTCGGCAGCGAGAAGCAGAGCGCGATCGGGAACCTGATGCCGAAGATGCGCACGTGCCCGGTGAGCTCCAGGCCCTGCATCCGCACCAGGTGCGCGCGCAGCCGACGCTCGCGATCGGCGCTCGCTTCCTCGTGCTGCTTCAGCAGGTTTTCGAGGTGCTCCATTTGGCCGGCGACGCTCTCTTCGAGGAGCTGGATCGGCGTGCGGTCTTCGCGTGCTTTGGCTTCTCGGCCCATGTCGTCGTTCACCGTTTCCCCTTGTGCTTGAAGTATTCGACCTGCTGCAGCCGCTTCACCGCGGCCGCGTGCGACAGCCCCGGCTTCGAGAGGTTCTTACCCGACTCGCTTTTCACCTGGTAGCCGCCGCCCTTTGACTTTCTGATCATCGGCGTCCCTCACGCTGATCGTCGCCTTGTGATGAAACTGCTGCCACTTCCGCAGCCACAGCAGCAGGGAGAGCTGATCGGCCGGCGAGTCGACGACGACGTCGAGCACGAAGTGCGTCATGTCTCTTCGGTCGCATCCGGCGGCGAAATCGTGAAGTGACAGTCGTCGTTGATCTCGAAGGTCAGAGTGTAACCGTTCTCGAAATGCAGCGCGATATAGCTCACGTGGTCTTCGAGAAACTCCTCGCGATCGTGCTGCGTGATCTCGACGCACCGCTGCCCGACGAACGGCCCGAGCAGCTCCGGGTCGCGGATGTTCGCATACGGCCCTTCCTCGTCGTCATTCGACATCGTCGCCTGTCAGCGCGCGGCCGGCGCCCGAGTGCAGCACCTGGTCGACGCTGTCGCCGGTGCGCACGTGCTGCGCCTGGCCGAGCGCCTGACGCATCGCGCCCGGCATATCAGGCAGCGCGTAGGTGAGCATGTAGGCTCGGCAACGTCGGGCGAGACGCCGAGCCGCGCCTTGATCTGATCCTTTTCTTCGAGCAAGAACACGCCGCCGACGTAGGTGTAGGTCGGCTCGGTGAACTCGGCGATCACCTCGGGCAGATTCGGCAGCGCCGCGCCGTTTCTTGATCGCCTTCGCACCTTCGAGCCACATCTCCGCGCGCCGGTTCTTGTAGCGCGGATCGATCGCGCGCTCGCTGTAATTGATGCCGACCGCCGGATAGTTCGCCGTGTTCAGCGCGTCGATCACGCCGTGGCCCCAATGCCCCGTATCGTCGACGAGCACGAGCTCGGCTTCCCACTGCGTTTGCGCACGCATCACCCTGGCAGCGATGTTCATCGTGTTCTGCGTGCGCATCGTCACCGGCGGAAGCTGGCGAGGCCCTGGCGCGGGAAGATGATCGTGCGGTCGTCGCCGAAGCGCGCGACGTCGATGCCGAGCCGCTTCTGCGCCCAATCGTATTGGTGCCTCAGTAGGTGTCGCTTCATCGCGGCCTCGACGTCCTCGACGCCGAGCAGCGCGTTGATGCTCGACGGCGGGAACTGGCCGAGCACGTTCACCATCACCCACGGGTTTTCGCGGCCGTAGCTGGCGATCTGCTGGCGCGCGTAGTCAAGGCTGATGTTCGGCGACCGCTTCGGATCATCCGGGTCGCCGGTGATCGTCACGACATACCAGAGGTGCCGGTCGGTCGTGCACGCGCGATACAGCGGGCCGGTCGTGTGCGTGGGTTGCCGGCGGCGACGACCTTCGTCTCGATGCCGCTCGCGAAGACCGCCTCGGCCGTCGTCATGATCGCCTGCGGGTAGCCGCCGATCTCGTCGAGCAGCCACATCGCGTAATCCTCGTGCAAGCCGGCGAGCGCTCGCTCTGTTGGTCGGCGTTCGCTTTCTTCGGCCAGTGTGCGCGCCTGAATCCACCAGGTGCCGGGTGCTTTGCGCGAGACGATCGTCGTCTTCGACCAGGCGAAGGCCTCAGTGAAGAACGTCGACCGCTGCATCCACTTCGCGAACTCGGCCAGAGGTTCGCGTTCAGGTTGCCCTCGGTGATCGACGTCGCACCGATGCGCGGGTTCGGTCGCGTGGCGAGGAAGTTCAGCCCGACCCAGGCGAGCAGCGCCGTCTTGCCAGGCCCCTTGCACGCCTTCAGCGCGAGCCGGTTTTGTTTTCGGGAACGCCGCGAGCGCCTCGGCCTGCCAGGATACGGCTCGACCTTGAACTCTTCGCGGACCATCGCGATCGGGTCCGCTTTCCAGCGGAGCAGCCGCTCGCGCGCTCGCGTCATCACGCCGGCCATCTACCGCCCGAGCAGCAGCACGCCGTAGATGAACGCGAGCGCCGCGACTGTTAGCAGCACCAGGCGGGCCCACCAGCAGAAGGCGCAGCCGTTCGCTACCGAGGCACGAGCGCACGCCGGCGTCTTTGGCTTCGAGCAGCTTGCGCAGCGCGACGGTGCGCTCGGGGTTGCGCGGGTAGTCGTAGGCGATCTCGCACGCCAGGGCAGCGAACGACTTCGATCGCTTCTGCAGGTGCTCGGGCAGATGCTCATACTCGAACCATTGCAGCATCGGCTCGCCGGTTTCCTCGCGCGCTTTCTTCACGTCAGCCATCGCTCCTCACATTCGTGATTCAGATCGAAGATAAACCCGCTGTGACAGTTGCAGCAGTGCACATCGAGCGCGACGCCGTGCCGACAGGTGACGTCGGGGAGCATCACTCGGTCTTCGGCAGTTGCTTGATCAGCGCCGCGACCGCCTCGGGGTGTTTGTTCAGCAGCGCGACGATCTGCTCGACGAGGTTGAGGATGCGCTCCGGGTGCGCCTGCACTTCCCGCATGAGCGCGTCGAGGATGACTTGCCACATCGGATCACTCTCCCTCTTGAAAATCGCCCGCGAGGATCTTCGCCAGGTCGGCGATCGGCGCGAGCGGTGATTTGAGTTTGCCGGTTTGTTCGAGGATCAGCTTCCGCGCCTGCAGCGAGTCGTTGAGCGTCACCGCCCATCCTTCCGGCGTCGGCCGGAATCGCCTTCACGCTGCGCGCGACGCTGTCGGGCCACTCGTGCACCGCAGCATCTTGCCGGCCTCGTCGAAGAGCTGCCGCACGTCGGCCGTCGCATCGCCGGCGACCAGGGCGGCGGCCTGCTCGCCCGACATCGCGACCTTCGTGAAGCGCACCTGCGCGAGCTCGTCGACGCGGCGCGCGATGTCAACGTTCGTCAACGCCCGCCAGGCCGCAGACGCCGCTGCTCGGACACTGCGGGTGCGGGGGTGACTGCTGAGCCAGGCGCGGACGCCGTTGTTGCCGTTGGCGTCGTAATGGACGCAGAAGGACTCCTGCGCGGGCGTCAGGGGCGAGGCTGGCGAGGGGTAGCTGCTGGCCTGGCCCCGGTCCCTGGTCGTTCCGGGGGCGCTTGCGTGCCACAGAGCGCCATTCTAGACGAGCTGCCCGAAGAATGCGAAAGGCCGGCACCCCTCGCCAGGGATACCGGGCCCCTCCCTCGTGCCCGTAGCGGCCGGTGCAGGCTACACGGGCCGAGCTCGTCGAGGCGGGACGCCGAGCGCCGGCTCGGCGATCGCCAGCAGCGCCCAACAGGCCGGGAGCTCGGTGCCGAACGGCACGACACGATGCTCGCCGGTTGCCGGGATGTCACCGCCGCGCCGGCCGTAGTCGCCGACGTGACGGTGCACCTCGAAGGCCGTGCCCCGGCTGTCGGCCAGGGCCTGCGCCATCTCGAACGCTTGCGCGCGCGTCATCACTTGCCGGCCTTCCGCGGCCGCGCCGGCGGCTTCGTCTGCGTGCCGGCGGCCTGGCGCGTCTCGAAACCCACGGCGGGCCCCGCGGCGCCTGGCGATGGTCGTGATGACGTTCTGCTGCCGGTTGCTGGCCGCGACGACGGCGGCGGGATGATGTAGCTGCCGCCGCCGCCGTTTGCCTTGATGTGCCGGATGAAGAGCGTGTCGCCGGCGTCGGTGCGGATGGTGCGGATGATCCACTCTTCCGCGTGCCCGTAGAAGGTGGTCGTCTGGATCGTCGTGCTCTTCGGCTCGATGGCGGCCGGGTCGCGGCGCAGCCTGGCGAGCTCCAGAGAGAAGTCATCGTCGGCAGGATGCCGCTCGGCGTGTCGGTGCCGTTCATTTTTTCACCTCGATCGGTGTGGGTCCGAAGTTGATCTTGACGCTGCGCGGCAGCGTGTAGGTGCGTTCGTCCATGACGTAGGTGCGGCCGCCGCCGGTTCGTCCGACTGCTGGATCGTCATGCGTTCGAGCACTTCGACCTTGCGCCCGCGGCGCAGCGTGCCCCGCACTACGGCGCGGTGTCGGGTGCAGAAACCAGACGGTGCGGCCGATGCGACGACGCAGCGCCGCCGCGAGCCCTGCCGTGTTCGACTTGGTGCGCTTCGCCATCACTTGCCTTCCTTCCGCGCCGCGTCGAGCAGCTCCTGCGCATTTACCTTGACCGTGAGCTCGAACGCCGCGAGCGCCTTCTCCGCGTCGACGACCGCGGACGCCAGGCGCATGTATTCGACCGACTCCTCGACCGTGAGCCGCCGCAGATGGTGCCCTCGCTGCTGTAGCTGCCGACTTGGAACTTCTGCCCGCCGTCGACCGCGCGCAGCAGGAAGGTGCCGCCGTGGCGCTCGTGCTTCGCCGTCAGCAGCGCGTGCACGAATCCGACGCCTTCTCGAATGGCGTCGAGCTGTAGGACATCTTGCGCTTGTCGCGCGAGACGAGGCCGATCACCGTGACGTCGACCGGGTTCTGCGCCAGGTGTTTCTTGACAGCGACTTCGAGACGTTCGAGTAGCTCGGCGTGCGTTTTCGCCTCGTAGGTGTGATCGCCGAAATCGCAGGTGAACGTGCCGCCGGCGTTGACTTCGATCGTGAGCTCCTGGCCGCGGATCTTCGTGGTAGTGAGTTTCATGTTGTGACTCGCGAGAGAGAGAGGCCGGCGCGGTGGCGCCCCTGGCCCCTGCTACGCTGCCTCCGCGATGCGCTTCCACGAGGCCGCGCCGACTTCGAGGATGGCGCCGCCGGCGCGTTCGAGCGCCGTCGCGTCTTCGTAGTCCTTGGTGTCGTTCGCGAGCCGCGTGAATCGCCGACGACAGGCCCCACCGGGTGAAGTCACCGCCCGCCGCGAGCAGCTTGAGCAGCCCGTTGTCGACCGCCGGCGGCAGCGCGAGCTCGACGATCGTCGCCTCGACGACCTTCGGGAGATCCTCGCTGACGATCGGCGCCGACGCCGAGGCCTTGATCGAGTCGACCGCCTTGCGGAAGAGATCCTCGCGGAACGCCGCCATCGTCACATCTTTCGCCTTGAGCCAGAAGGCGGCGTCGTCGGCGCGGCGCGTGGCGTCCTGAAACACTTCCCACGATGCGTCAGCCTCATGCGCGCGGCCGACGTGGTATTTCTTCATCGCTGCCTGCTGCATGATCGCGAGGTTCGTGCACCAGGTCGTGAAGACCGCCGGCTCGATCTTGAGCGTGCCGTTGCCGATGTCGCTGTTGCTGATGGTGATGGCCGCGACGAGGCGCCCGCGGTCGCCCTGCTTGATCATGTGATGGCGGTGCCGTAGCTGAGGCCCTCGGGAGTTCGTCGCTGAGCGTCTCCAAAATGCCCTTGATGAACATCCGGGTTTCGGTGAGCTCGCACGACGTGATCGTGACCTTGTTCTCGATCAGGACCGGCAGCACCGTCTGCGCGAGATCGAAGTTGTCGAGCGGCCGATACTTCGGCGACATGAACGCGCGCACCTGCTTGTCGAGCGTGCGGACCATCCGACGCTCGTCGCCGTTCTTGCCGAGCCATGTGTTCACGTTCTTCGCGAGCAGGGCCGGGTCTTCGGCGCGCATCCGGTCGTAATACTTTTTCGGAATCTCCAGTGCTCGGCGACCTGGCCGTGCGCGTAGTTCGTCAGCGGGAACGGTTCCCCGTTGATGCCGTCGATGGCGATGTCGTTGTTGTCGATGACGACGGCGGTGAGTTTGTTCTGCGGCGCGAGGAAGTCTCGCTTGGTTTCCGACTGGCGCTGTAGTTCGGCGGCGAGCTCGGTGAGCGATCGACCGGATTTCATGGCGGGATGACTCCTGCGGCGCGCGGTGCCTGGCGGTATTGCCAGCGGATCGCGCCAACCAGGCCCACGATGACAGCCGCGGCGTTGTTGTCAACAACCGCCGGCCAAACCTGCACAGACCTGCAAACTTTATTTTTCAGCGGACGGGAAAGACCGGGCCCCGCAGCGGCGGGTAGGCGAAGGCGCCGGCACAGTAGAGGATGGTGATCACCAGGGCGACGAGCGCGATCGCCTTCGCGTTCTCGGGCACCAGCGTCGTGCAGTATTGCGCGATGCAGTAGATCAAGACGACGACGAGGAGCAGCATCAGATCACTTCCTTTTCCGCCGCCGCGTCAGTGCGGCGAGCACCGAACCGACGATCACTATAACCGCGAGCGCCTCAAGGATCTCCAGAATTGCGCCGGCGAAAAGCGCGTGATCGATCATGGCTTCGGGTCGTATTCGACGTGCACGTGATCGACTTCGAGCAGCACCTGATAGGCGGGCCCGAGACGGCGCGCGAGCGCCTGGCGGAAGGTGTCGGTCTGCGCGCCGAGCAGCCGGAAATCGAGCGCCTGGCCGATGTAGTGCTTCGAGCCGACCTTGTGCTTCCGTCCATGCCTGACGTGATCGTCACGTCGAGGCCGAGCTCCTGGCCGACGTTTGCCGCGGCCGCGGCGATGAATCAGATTCCGCGGCGTAACGCCGGACTTGACGCGGATCATGAGTCGATGCCGTCGATCCACATCACATGACCGACCGCGCACCGATACTGATAATCCTCGAAGGCGCCGTCGCTCGACTCCCACGTGCGGACCTTCATCGACTCGCCGCACGGCTTACCCTCGACAGCGCGCTCGCAGCGCCGCTCGGTGTCGCGCCACGGATGAACTCGCCTTCGCTGTCCGACATCTGGCGCGTGTGCGTCATAGCCCTTCCTCGGCCGGCGCCTGGTTGACGAACGCGCGGCCGAAGCCGAGCCGATCGTTGACGACTTCGTATTCGCGGCCTTCGGCGACGACCGTATAGGTCTGCGGCGGCGAGTAGCGCGCGCGCCGGCGGCCGACAACCTGGCGAGCTCGCGCGCCTGCATCATCACGACGTGCTCGCGCTCGCGTGCGACGCCGGCTTTCTCGCCGAACTCGATGCGCTCGCAGGTGCGGCAGAGGCCGAGGCGTGACTGTGACCATCGCTCTTTACAGCGGGTGCAGCGGGTTCCATTCGTCGGCGGCCGGCCCATCGTCAGATCCTTTCGTGTTTGTCGTTTGTGATGATCGAGCAGCGCCTTCGCGGTCGGCGCCTTGAAGCCGCACGTGCAGATCCAGACTGCCGGCGGCTGACGGTTCGCAGCGCGTGGTTCGCCGCACGCGCTCTTCTCGAAGGCGGCCTGCACTGCCGCGGTTGCTTCGTCAACCTTGAGCTCGCGATCGTCTTCGTGCATGGTTCACCTCACAAGACAGCCGACCGCGCCGCCGGCGCCCAGGCCGGCGATGATGTCGGTCGCCCAATGGTTCCGACTAATGCCGCGCAGGATGCCCGTCGTGATGCTGAGCGCCAGCACGTGAGACGTCTGCGGGCCACAGAGCGCCGTCATCGCAGCGCCGAGTGTGCGCTGTAGAAGCTGTGCTCAGGATTGACGTCGGGGCCGCAGTCGTTCGGCGCGCACGGTCGACTGCGATGCACGGCCCGCTTGACGATCGTCACGGCGACATAGGTCAGGCTGACGCGCGTCGCTTCGAGCGCGCACGCCCGCCGGCTGCGCGTCGTCTCGGCGCCGCAGCTTTGCCAGCCATCCCACACGACGGGCGCGATCGCTGTGACCCAGGACACCGCGCCGGCGACCTTCTGCTCGGTCGGCGTCGCGTGCGACTCGAAGTATTTGTCGAAGAGCAACGGCTGCGCGGCCGCGGGCGTGACGAAGAGCAGCAGCAGCACGATGACGACGCCGACGCGCACGCTCATAGACTCCACCTGATTTCACTCGCCAGCAGCATCGGCTCGGCGATCGCCGGCGAGCCGTCTGCCTGCACGTCTTGCCAGTGTCGCACGCGCACGGCCAGGTCGAGGCGCTCGGCCGACTGCATCAGGAAACCGCGGCTCGTGCCTCGATCGATCGTGATGATGCGCTCGGGCCGCGCGACCTGGCGCAGCGCCTCGCGGTTGAAGAGAAAGAAATCGCGGTAGTCGCCGACGCCATACCAGCGCGCTTCCGAGCTCGCATAGATGCCGCTCGCGATCCAGGTCGCTTGCTCCGCGCGCCGCTTCTCCTCGACTTCGATGAAGAGGTTGCCCGTCTTGACGAAGTTGCGATCGAGCTTCAACTCGACGTGATCGGGGCCGATGCGCACGTCGCCGTAGCTGATCTGCGCGTGCTTCGTCTCGTGCCGCACGATCGGGATGCCCTCGCGCGTGAGCCTGGCGACGATGTAGCGTTCCCAGGCTTCGGCACGCGCGAGCTGCTCCGCGTAGTAGTCGCTCACGAGGCGGCGGCTTCCTTGGCCCACAGCCGCGAATCGTTGCCGTGCACCTTCCACCCCTTCACCCTGGTGCGGCCGAAGAGCTCCAGATACGGCCCGTCGTAGAGCTTTTCGATCAGCGTGCGGAACTCTTCCGGCTTCTGGCTGTGCACGTCGCCTCGACGGATCGTCTGCACGCTATCGGGCATCGGCGTCGGTCGATCCGGCAAACACGAGCCGCGCGTCGCGATGATCAAGAACTCGTGCCGCACACTGACGTAGCTGCCGAAGTTGTGTCGAACCTTGTCCCACACGACGCTCGTCTTCGGCTCGAATCCCCAGGCTTCGATCACCTCGCGCGGGCCGGGGTTCTCGTAGAGCAGCGGCGCCGTCACCCAACAGAAGAGCACGCTGTCAGGTCTGGCGTGCGCCTCGACGGGTAGCTTGCACAGCTCGTCGATCGTCATGCTCGGATAGTGCCGCGCTGCCCGCCCGTAGTTGTCGCCGCTGTTGATGACGCCGCTGTTGCCGTAGCTCCAGGGCGGATCGGCGTAGATGACGCGATACATCCCATCGAGCGGCGCCTGCCCATCGACGATCTTCGTGCGTTTCTTCGCGCGGATTTCGAGGCGCAGGTCGCGCACCGTCCAGTCTTCCGTCTGCGCTTGTTCGAGGAGCTCGACTTGCTCGTCGTCTTCGAGCTCCGCGACTTCGCTCGCGTGCGACCAGGTCGGCGCCGCGGCGCGTGCCCGGTCACTGCTGACGGCACGCGCTACGGAACCGTGGTTGTAGATCGTTTTGATCTTCACGTCGAGGCCGATGTCGGCGAGCGCCTGCGGGATCTTCTCGCGCCAGTCGCCGCGCCCCTCGGCGTAGTTCCAGAGATCGCCGATCCAAAACGGCGAGCTCTCCTCAGCCGCATACGCGAAGTGAAAGGCGCCGGTCCACTCGTCCAGCGTCGGCCGGCCGACTGGCACCGCGCGCCGCGCCTTGAGTGTGAAGCCGGCGAGCGTGATCGGATGCGTCTCGAAAAGGCTGAACTGTTTCCCGACGTCGGGAACTGGTCGCGGCCCGAGCGGCTTCTCGTCGCCCATCAGTGACGCACCTCGCCGGTGTCACCCTGCAGATCCGCTTCGTCAGCTTCGAGCTCCTCGCCCTCGACGGCTTCGCCGCCGGCGTCGGGCGCCTCGGGCGCGTTCGTGTCGTCGTTGGCCGCTTTCGCCTTCGCGTCGGTCGGCAGCTCCTCTTCGACTTCCGCGCTCGCGTTCTCGCCCTTCGTCTTGCGGATGCGCAGCTTCTCTTCACCAGGCACGCGCGCGAGCTCGACACCGGCGTGCCGCCAGGTCGTGCGATCGTGCTTGCGCATCAGGTTGAGCGCGGTGCGCTTGTGGCCCTGCTCGTCGGCACGGAGCTCGGCCATCTGATCGCGGATGTCGCCGATCGCCGCGGCCGCGTCGTCGAGCGCCTGAATCCGTTTGCCCAGGCCGCCCGGCAACGGCAGCGCCTGTGAGCGCGGGCCCCGTGCTTTCTTACGTGCGGCATCCTGGCGCGCGGCGCTCGTGCCGAGTTTCTTCGTCGGGTCAGGTTTGCCGCCCACATGCAGATAGCGGCCCTTCGGCGGTTTCGTGCCCTTCGACTTTTTCTTTGCCATCACTCACCTCGTGTGCAGGAACGAACGCAGGCGGGTCGCCGGCGTCGGGATCGGTTCGTGGAACGGGATGCCCTGGCCGAGTCGACGACGATACTCGGCGAGCAGCAGCGCGTCGGCGTTAGCGAGCGTGATCGTGTCATGCGGAAAGAGTTCAGCCGCGCGCGCCTTGCTGATGTTTTTGTCGCCGCCGGTGCGGCAGTCTAGCAGACGTTGCCAGCGGAGCGGATGCACCTCGTCGAATTCGATCCGGCAAGCCGTCAGCAGGCTATAGCACCGCTCGAAGCTGCGGCCGAAACTGAAGGCTGACGCGACGCCCATCTGCGGCGAGCTCCGCACGAATTCGAGCGCGGCACGAATCTCGCCCCACTTGCGCGCGTTGAGCAGAAAGTTCGTCACCTCCGCGGCGCTCTTCGGCATCCGCACGGCGTGGATGACGCGGCCGTCATCATGCAGCAGCGCGAGCCCGCCGTTGAGCCCAGGATCGACGCCGAGATATTTCACGGGTAGGGATTGGCGCGCTGCGGCCCGACGCCCAGGTCGCGGAACTGTTGGCGCATCGTGTGGAACGTCTGCCCGAGCAGATGATGCGCATCTTCGACGGTCTTCGCGTGCGTCGCGATGATGGCCGCGAGCTCGTAGGTGAGCGCCGTCGCGAGCTCGTCGGGTTCGTAGTCGGCGTGCTCGCGCAGCCAGGCGCGCAGCGACTCAGTGAGCTGCACCGCTCGAAAGGTTTTGTCGTTGGGCATGGGAAGGCGTGCATTGTTGTGAACAACGCCCGTTGTTGTCAACATCAAAAGAGCGAGTCAGGTCGAGCCACGCGCGGCGCCGGCCGGAAGACGCGACACTCGCACATCCGGCTGACGTGGTAGCAGGCCCCGTGCCCGTCGACGTGGTCGCGGCGTCGATGCGTGCAGACGCAGAACGGCGCCGGCTCGGCCTTCGGCGCGCGCGGCGAGCGCGGCTTCTCGGTGCAGGTCCAGAGGTGCGAGGCCGTCCCAGGAAAGACATCGAAGGCTACCTGCGTCTTCGGGTGCTTCTCCTGGCGGATCGCTCGCTCGTGCGCGTTCAGCGGGATGCGCCGGCCCTCATCGGTCAGCGCCCACACGATCGGCGCCTGGCAATACTTGCAGCGGCCCGGCTTTCGGTCGAGCCGCCAAATCCGGTAAGTGACGTAGCCGCCGGTGCGCATCTTCAGATCCTCCGTGATGACGTGTAAATACCTGAAGAGTAGAAGGCGTGTGGAAAACTCGGACGCTTCCCCGAAGGCCTAGTCGCTGCATCAGTTACGGAGAGGCCAGGCTGTTGAAAAGCTGTGCATGAATTGCGGATCGAGGGGTAGCCGCGCCCATGACAGCGCGACCATCCGCAGAACGTGCACAGCTTTTCCACAGGCCGATCAGCCGGTGCGCCCGAGCCCGTGCCGGTCGGCCGCCGCGAGCACCGCCTTGAGCCCCTTCGTCCCGCCGCACTGCCAGCAGCCGGCGAGCTGCCGCACCTGGTCGAGCTCGTCGGGTGTGATGTCGAGATCGCCGGTGATCTGGTCGAGGTTGTGCTGCAGGACGGTCAGGATGCGCTGTGAAGGGCTGCCGGGCGTCGCCCTGGCGCGCATCACCTCGTCGGCTTCGCGTGGCGTCAGGAGCATCCAGGGCATCGGCAGCCGCCTTTCTAGTTGTTCCGCGCGCTTTCGGCGCGCGACGCGATCAGCTTGGCGACCTGCGCTTCGAGCTCCTGGCGCTCGGCCTGGCAGGCGACCGGGTCGGGGTGCACCCTGAGCACGTGCGCCTCGGGTGACTCGTTGAAGTGTTCCGGCGGGCGGCCGGCGACCATTGCCCGCATCGCGCACTGAAGGCAGAAGAGCGGCATTAGGGCAGCTCCAATCGGCGATCGAAGTGCTCGATGAGATCGAGCAGGGTCGGGCCCGGCTCGCCGAGCCCGTTCTTCATGGTGAACTTCGGATCGACGTGCGGCAGCAGCAGATGCACCGCGTGCCGCACGCCGAGCGGATACTTGCCGAAGCCGGGGCCGCATCGTTCGAGGCCGTGCTGCACCAGCCGATAGACGACCTGATCGAGCGTTTCGAGTGTCATCGGCGCTCTCTCCAATCTGGCTGATCGACGATCTCGCCGATGCGGGTCGTCTCAGCCAGGAGCTCGGCGACGACGTTGCTCAGGCGCTCGATGCGGCCGTCGAGCAGCTTCACACGACACTGCGGGCAGGTGACGAGCTCAGGGCTGCCGTAGCTGCCATCACCGCCACAGAGCGCCCGCAGCGGCTCGCCGATGCTGTCGACGTTGGCGGCCGCGTGAATGCCTGGCGTCGACAAGTTCAGCAGCTCGCCGCTGTCGACCATCTTCATGCACCACGGTTTCGGCAGCGCGCCGCCACTTCTGCACCAGCCGTCGAGCGCGAGCACCAGCTCGGCGAGGCGGCCGACGTCGGCTTGCTGCGGTCGTTGGCCGGCGTCGTGCGCTTCGATGATGTGCATCGCGATGCGCCGCTGTTCTTCGAGGTTCGCGTTCGGGTCCACGCTACACCCCTTTCGTGTTCTTCGTGTGGACGACGCCGGGCCAGCGATCGATCTGCTCGTGTAGCTGCTCGCCGTATTTGCGCACCGCCGACTCGTCGACGACAAGCACGTCGAACGGGATGCGCGGCGCGTGATGCGTGACGAAATCAAGAATCGTCGAGTCAGGGACCGGCTTGCCGAGCCAGGCCGCGAGCGCGACGCCGAACTCGATAAACATCGCTTCATGCAGAAGCTGCGCGTCGAGCACCGTCGCGCCCCACCTGGTGCGCGAACTCAATCCCGCGGCCGACGACACGCGCGGCTTCTCGACCGGCACGTCGACCGAGATCGGGGCCTGCGCCTTCGCGGCCGCCTGCTGACGCACTTCGTCGGCAGCACGACGCGCTTCGAGCGCGGTGAGGATCTTCGGCAATGTGAGCAGCCGCTGTGCGGACGCCGCGGGATCTTTGTAGCCGGCGAGCTGCGCGGCCCGAGCCTCGCGGCCAGGTCGCGTGTCGGCCAGGTAGTAATTGATGAAGGCCTGCTCGCGCGAGCTCACAGTCGGCGCCGACGCTTCGAGGCGTTCGGCTTCCTGCGCCGCGGCCGCGGCTTCCGCTTCTCGCCTGCGGCGCTCTTCGGCTTCGAGCGCGCGCCGCTTCTCTTCGGCCTCGCGTGCGATCCGCCGGTTTTCGGCGTCGACGTAGTCGTTGTGCAGCCTGTTCGCGATCGCGTTCGCCTGCTCGATCGCATCGGTCGCGACCGCGCGCCGTGCGGTGAGCCGACGATGAAAGCCGTGCACGACCGTCGTGATCGACCAGAGTGCTTCCGCCGCTTTCTTCTGGTCGTTGGTCGTCTTGATGAAGAGCTGCACGCCCTCATCGGCGGCCTGCGTTTTCGGCGTGCCGATCTTCTGCAGCTCCTGCGCGATGCCGAGCGTCTGCTTCGCCTTCGCCTCGATGCTGCGCGCCTCAAGAAAGAACTCGCCGAGGCCCTTCAGGAACGTGACGACAGCGCGGCCCGCGGTCGCGACAAATTCCTGATCGGGTTCGTTGGGTGCGAGCGTGCCCGAGGCGAGCACCGCGTCGAAGCTGTCCGTCGAGAGGATCGCGCCGCCGTCATCGTCGAGAGGAACACCATGCAGCTTGCTCGTGCCGGCCCGTCTTCCCACGGGCGGCGTCTTCGTTTTCGCCATGAACTACCCCCTAGCGGGGCAGTCTAGCGAGCGGCTGAAGTTGTTGTCAACAACGAAGGCAGAGCGCGTGCAGGGGTGTAAAGGTGTTCAATCTTGAACAGTGTCGGCGGGCCTGGCTTGCGATCCTGGCGGAATGCTGCTATCCGACCGCGACGAAGAGCGTCAGGCGCGAGCCGACGCTTACCTTGAGCAACTGCGCCGCGAGAACGCGCGGGGCAGCCAGGCCTGCGTGCCGGCGCCGACACCGGACCCTGGCCGCCCTCTTCGTGGGTTATCCCTGATTCGCCGCGATCGCAGCGGCCAACTTCTCGCGGGTCGCCTTGAGGTTTGCGATCTCGTCCGTCACCGGCGCGAGCTCCTCGGCCGTGGCGCCGTTCGCGAGCGCCGCATCGACGGCGGCCTGTATGCGCGCCGCGACGCCATCGAGCGCCACGACGGCCGACTCTTCGACGCCGACCGTGTCCGTCACTTCCTGCGCGAGTGCGGTCAGAACTTCATTGCCCATGTGCTGCCTCCCTACTCTGTTGACAATGGTGCGCCGCCCTGGCGAGCGACCGCGGCCGCCAGCTTCTCGCGCTCGGCGGCGAGCCGGGCGATCTGCGGCGCGATGTTCTCGTCTTTCCCGAGCTCGTCGAACCAGCGATCGATCTGCGTGACGACTTCGGAGAGCGTGACGTCTTTGTTGTCCGTCTCAAACTCGAAGCTCGCGTCGGGCCGCACAACGATCTTGATTCTCAGCACGGGAACCCCTTTCAGCCGGCGCCAGGAAGCGCGGAACGGCCAGCAGTCTAACATCACAGCGTCATCGCCGCGAGACGTTTCAGTAACGTCGCCTGCTCCGGGGTGAACGGCTCGAAGCTGTGCCGCGCCGTCTCGCGTCCGATCTCGAACCAGCGCGGCCGCGCACCCTTCACGGTCGACATCATCCGCACCATGTCGACATCGAACGCGCACGGGCCGGCGGTGCCTTCCTTCGTCAGCGGCCGCACGCGCAGGCCGGCGCCGTGCATCGAGATCGGCAGCGTTCGGTGACGCGGTCGGCAAAGCGTAATTAATTTCTCCGGTTCCGAAAGATTTTCTTTCGGATTGCCGCCCATGCCCTTGTGCTTCAGGTGCGCGCTTTCGAGCGGCAGCTTGTGCTTGCGACAGCCGCACAGCGGAAACCGACAATAGACGTCTCGATCGCGCACGACGTCTTTCTGCTTCCGCTCGCGGCCGGCGCGCTTCGTCGTTTTCTTCGCGCGCTCGACCTTCAGCACGACGGGCTGCTTGAAGTGCGCGCCGGGTTTCCAGCGCGGCGGCCAGGTGTCGGTGAGCTCGTCGGCCATCAGTGCCTCGTCACCATCATGCGGAATTGCTCGTGCAGATCCTGCGCGAGCGCGTCGAGCTCGTCGTCGAGCAGGTTCGCTTCGATGATCGCTTCGCCGTCGCCGTCTTCATCGCGCGAGTCGGGCGTATCGACGGCTTCGAGCAGCGCGCTGCGATAGCTGACCATGCCGGCGACGAAGACGTGCCGCAGGGTTTCGAGCCACTCGGGATCGAGCGGCCGCGGATCGCCGGCCTCGACGCCGGCCTTGTCGAACTCGTCGACGAGCTCCTGCCAGCGGCGCCGTAGTCGATCCTTCATCACATCACTCGCTTGCCGGCGGCGGCCTTCGTCGCCATCGCGATCATGGCGTCGCCGCCGAGCTGAATGTGCGCCGTCATCGCGTGCGAGACGAGTTTTGCAACCGGGCCGATGATGGCTTGCATTGCTTCAGGCCTCGGTGCGCTGTCGTCGCCGGTGAGCTCGATGATCGACAGCAGCACCGTGCCGATGATGGCGATCTGCAGCGTCGCGGCGTGCGGCTCGGCCTTCAGCGCGTCGATGATCTCCGCGGCGCGGCGCGTCACGGTCGGCGAGATCCGATCGATTCTGCGGCGAGCTCTTTCTTCGTCATCGATCCCCCTGGCGATGCTGCGTCAGCCATCGCTCGGAAAGCGGCGCCGGCATCGGCACCGGCCGCCGGCGTCGCAACAACCAACGTATCAGCCTGCGCATGGCGTGCAGCATTCGCGGATGATCTCACGAGCGCGATCGAAATCACGACGGTCAGGGAACCGCTCCACTTTGAAGCGGCCGCTCGGGCGCAAATAGAACGCCAGGCGCTCGTAGTGCTCGGCCGGCAGCCCACCGCGCGCGCCGGCGACGAGGATCGCCTGCAGCGCCGTCTGTAGCGCGTCGCTCTTTTTCGGGTCGCCGCTCTTCACCTCAGCGATCGTGCGGCAGCCATACATCACGCCGACGCGATCCGGCCGCCCGCCGAAGCGGTAGCCCCAATGCACGAAGGGCACCTCGATCGATTCCCAGGCCGGCCGCGTGCAGTTGGTCGCCGCGACGTAGCCGAGCAGGTAGTTGCGGAACGGTGAGACGCAGGTGCGCGCGTCGAGCGAGCCGAGATCGTAGTGCTTCGTGAGCTCGTGCACGCAGACGCCGCGGTCGCTGCCTTCCTCGGTGAACCAGAGATCGTCGATGTAATTCGTCTGCTGCAGCATCCCCGTGATGTGCGGCAGCTCCTCGCCGGTGTCGAGCGCGGTGTAGACGTGATCGATCGCATCGAAGCGGAACGCGCCGCCGTTGGCGATCGGGCCGAAATCGTCGAGCTCAGCGCGGAACATGATCGATCCCCCAACTGGCGAGCTCCGTCTTTGGAATCTTCTGCACGACGAGCCGGCGGAACTTGCGCAGCTCGTGCAGCTCGTCGACCAGGCGGCACACGAGCACCCATCGCTTCGCGTAGCAGACGGGCATCAACGCGCGCAGCACGGCGTCGAGATCGCGCGTGTGACTTGGGATCATCCTTCCTCTCCTGGCTCGCGCTCGTGTGGGCCCTCGTGCATCTTGCTCTCGTCGTCAGTCTGCCGCGGCGGGTTTGCGAACATCGGCGCCGGCGACTCGATCGCCGCGACGATGACGTCGTAGTCTTTCTGCTTGATGCCCTTCGTCGAGTCGAGCTGATAGTGTCCCTTGAGCCAGGCGCGGAAGGTCGGCTCGTCGCGCCCACTACTGCGCAGAATGGCAAACAATCTTTTGCGCTGCGGCGCGGTGATGGGCTGCTCGCCGTTGCCGTCGTGATGCCCTGGCGCCTGGCGCCGCTGCTGTTGCTGCTGCACTCGCTCACCTCCACGGTTGCCGACTTCGTTCCAGAAGGGCGGATCGATCAGGCGCCGCCAGCGATACGGGTTTTTCTCGTGCGACGTCGTCAGCACCTTGATGCAGCGCGTCGCCATGAAGTGATTCAGCCAGGTGCGATCCCACAGCTCCAGACCGACGCCGAGCCGCTTCGCGCAGCGCCGCAACGCCGAGGCGACCGTCGCTTCGAGCGCGTCGCCGTAGGTCTGATCTTTGTTGTCGTCGAAATACTCCTGCTCACCGAACGCCATCGCCGCCGGCTTGCCGTGGATGTAGAGCACATACGGGCAGACGACGCTGTTGCCGCTGCGCATCGGCTTCGCGCGCGGCACCAGGTTCCAGCCGAGGCGCCCGAAGGCGCGATTGAACCAGCGCGTATATCCGGGTGTGAGAGGAACGGCCGGCCGTTCGGCTTGATCTCGACGTCGTCGACGCGCACCGGCTCGGCGAGCACTTTCTCTTCCGCCTTCGTCAGCTTGATCTCGACCAGGCCGAGCGCCCCGAGCGCCGTCTCCTCGCCGAGCACGTTCAGGTCGTTTCCCGACGTCGGGAAACTCGGCGCCGGCGCGACGAGCTGCGAGCGCCGGCGCACGACGAGATCCCCGTGCTGCTCGACGCGACGCACGGGCCGGCGCGCGAGCGCCGTCAACGGCTTCGCCGCTTTCTTTCGTTTGGTTGTCATCGGGTTCCTTTTCGGGTAGGCTAGCGAGGTTCTCGGTTCGCTTGCTGTCCCCTTCGCTTGGCGGCCGCCCGCTTCCACACGGGCGGCCGCTTCTGTTTCTAGCTCCTAGTCATCCCACACGATCGCGTCGATCGCCGCGCGCAGTTGGCGTGCCGTCTCCGCTGACGGGTTCGCCGCGAATGCGCGCGCTGCCGCCTGCGCCGCCGCGACCTGCGCCTCGTGGTTCGGGTCTTTCTTCGCCATCACGCTACCTTCCCTTTCTGCCTTGTGGCCTCTGCCTCTTCGACGAGCTCTTCGACTTCCTGCTCGGCCTCGCGCGTGCCGATCTGCTGGCAGCGCGTCAGGAAGATGATCACGTCGGCGTCGCTTGTCTCCTCGACTTCGCGCGTCGCGACCTTCGCGAGCCGCTTGCGGACGTGCTCGAAGCGGGTCGACGTCGCCGGCGTCAGCACGCCCTGCACGCGGTCGCCGCCTTTTTTGCCTCGGTAAATGGATGCCCGCCCGGTGATGACTTTCATGCCGGTAGGGTAGCTGCGGGGTGCGATGTTGTCAACAATTCAGGACGGGCGCCGAGTGAGGTCGTCATCGCGTCGGCCAGGCAGATACGCCGCCATCACGTTCTTCGCCTGGTGCATGACGATCGACATCTCGCGCGTCGCTGCAGCGTCGTCAGTGAGTGCCCTGGTCGTGCCCTTGGTGAGCTCGACGAGCATCGCCGTCTGCGTCGCCCACTGGTCGCTTTGCTTCTGCCAGAAATCCGTCAGCTTGACGTAGTCGCGACGGTAGAAGAACAGGACGACGACCAGCACGAGCAGCAGCCCGCCCTGCCGGATCGCCATTTCGAGCAGCCCCTCGGTGCCTGAGACTGGCGGCACAGCCTTCCCCCCTGATAGTCGGACGTCGTTACTAGCCCCGCGATGAAGATCGCGCCGCCGGCAACTGACGCCCGTAGGGCGTCGATGAACAGGCTGCCCGGCCCGAGTAGTCGGTGTGGCATCAAGAGTTTACGCCCTTCTCAGCCGTTGGCAACAAAATCGTGACGCCCGGCCGCCGCTGCACGCTGCTGCGCAGATGTTCCACGTGGAACATTGCAAGAGCTCAGCCGAGCAGGCCCTCGGTGAAGGCGCGGCCGCACGTCAGCTCCAGGGTGTTAAAAAGCCGACAGTTGCCGGCGGTCCCTGCATCGGTATGATACCGGCCGCCGCAGGCGCTGCGGGCCTGCGCGCCGGCCGCGTAGAAGGCCCTCGGGTCGCTCGACGTCTGCCCAGGTTTGAAGCCCTCGCCGCAGATGGCGACCAGGCCGCCCCACGCGCCGGCGCCGGCGATGAACTCGATCGGGCCATATTCGCGGATCGCCTTCTGCGCCGGGTCGCGCTCGCCACTGAAGGTGAAGTAGTCCCAATACGGCTGCGCATCGGCGCCGCCGGTGACGGCCGAGGCGTTCGTCGCGAGCCGATCGGTCGGCCGGCTGAAGTCTCGCGGCTCGAAGCCGTTCTTTTGATACTCGTTCCCGAGCTGCTCGAAGTGGTTCGTGATGCCGGCCGTCGCCGCCCGGACGCCGTCGACGCGCACGTGCGGGTCGCTGAAGGATTGCTGATCGGCCAGGATGCAGCCCTCGCAGTAGAAGCCATACTCGGCGAGCAGCGAGAGGAAGCTGCGCATCTTCGCCGTGGGCATCTGCCAGGGCGCGGTGAGCCCGTTGCTGCCGGGCCCCTTCTGCCAAAGCACGCGCAGGTTGTTGAAGCGCAGCGCGCGCCGTTGTTCGAGCACCGGCCGGATCGCGTCGGCGCCTTCGAGATCGTAGCGCCAGCCGAGCATCAGCTCCGTCGAGCCGACGATCACGTGCCGCTGCCCGTGCTCGGTGAAGAAATCGAATCGGCCGGCGACGATGCGCGGCAGCGCGCTCGACTTGAGCGGCGGCAGCACGATGTCGAAGCCGGGCGTGATCGGATGCGACGGCTGACCGACGAAGAGGTTGTGCCCGCCGGCGGGAATGCCGCCAGGGATCAGTGAGCTCAGGACGTGGTCGTAAGGCTCGAAGCCGGCGGCGTGTATGTGGATGTTCACATCCCACGGTGATTCAGGCACGACGGCGAAGAGCGCGTAGCCGTCGCCGTTGGTCGGCACCGTCTGATCGAAGCCGTCATTGCGTTCGAGCTGGATCGGGATGTTCGGCTTTCCCTCGATGATGAACGCAAGCGGTCGCTCAGCCATGTGATCCTCTCACCAGCTTCAGCAGGAGCGACGTCACACCACACGCGATCAAGACGACGGCCCAGGCGCCGAGATACATCAGCCACATGATCCGCGCGCCTTCGATCGCCAGCGTGACGCCGCCCCAACTGAACGGCATCAGTTACCCCTTGCTCTCTTCGCCGGCGCCGGCCGACCCTGGCTTCTGATCCTTCGGCACCTTGCCGTGTGCGACCAGGTCGATGATCTCGGGGATGTCACCCTTGCGATCATCGATCGCGAGCCGCAGCTCGTTGAACACCTTGCGGATGTTTTCGAGGAGCTGCGCTTGCGTCATCGTCGGCGCGCTGGCGACGACGGTCATCGCGTCGGCATACATCGCCTCGAAGTTCTCGACTTCGTCCTTGAGAAATTCTTCGAGCCGCGCGCCGGCGTCGCTGTGCTTGCGGATCTTCGTGATCGCTTTGGTCCGCATCGCCTGGTGCTGATGGTGCTCCTTCTTCGGTTTCTTCGCGCTCGCTGTCTCTTCAGTCATTTCGATCCCTCCCTTGTTGTCCGCCGGTCCTAGTTTAGTAGACCGGCACCTCAGCCCAATCCATGACGAACGTAAATCGCACGACGCCGACTGCGCCCTGCGCGAAGAGGTTGCGGATGCGGAACCCTTCATTCTTCGCGAGCGTGAGCGGATGCTCAGCCATCGCGCCGATGTGCATCAGCTCCTCGGCGGCAGCCGCGCCGACGACGTTGCCGGTATTGAGCACGGCGGCGCCGCACGCTGCGCCGTCTGGTGTGCCCGTGCCGGCGCCAAGCGCCGCAGCGCCGGCGACGCGCAGATCCTGAATGCGCGACGGCTGCATCGTGCCACGTTTCCGGCCGGCGCCGGCGGCGATCGCGGGCAGCAGATCGGTGCCGCCAGAGTCGGCCGCGGTGAAGCCGTTCATCTTCACCAGGTCGACGCTCGTCTCCTGGCCGGTCGTGAACGCCGTCGAGATCACCGCGAACGCACGCAGCCGGCCGAGCACGAAGAGCAGATTGTCGGACGTCCAGCGCATCGAGGCGAGCGCGCCCGCAGCCGCGATGCCGGTCGTGAGCCCCGTCGAGAACGAGGTGCGATAGTGCCCGCCGACGAGCGAACCGTCTTTCGTGCGGTATTCGATCGGGCGGACGCTAAAGCGGGCGGCGCCGAACGACGGATCGACTTCGAGCAGAATGCGCGGGTCGTTCGGGGATTCGATGACGCTCATGTGACTACTCCTGTCGGTTGCCGATGATGTAGTTGATCCGCACCCTGCGCGGGGGAAGACTCGCCGACTGCCAAACGATCTGCAGCGTGTGCGTGTCGAGCACCTGGCCGGCGAACAGCACGACGCCGTCGAGATCGTCGAGCGGTGAACCCTGGCCGACGAGCACGGGCGCCCCGACCTGCGCCGCGAGGAAGAGCCCCGCGACCTTGAGCTGCCCGCTGCGCCGGCGCGGGAGATCGATCTCGACGCTCTGCACCTCGCCGGCGACAAACTGCGCGACGGCGTTTTCGAGGTTCGTGATGCGCGTCTCGAAGGGCCCGAAGAAATTCACCGTCAGATCGTCGATGATCTGCGCAATGAGGCCGGTGCCGTCCTGTATCCCGATCGGGATGCGGGTGCGGTGCGTGCCGACCTTCTGAACCTTGTCGCGGGCCATCAGTTGATGCGCGGCACCGACTTCAGGATCGCCGCCAGCTTCACCGCGTCAGCGATCGTCATCGTCATCCGCACGACAGGCGTCGTCGGCTTCAGCGAGATCCGAGCTTCCGACGTCGCCTTCTGCGCCATCTGTTCGAGCAGCGTCGCGAGCTGCCAGGGATCGAAAGCGATCTCGCGCCGCGTGTCGATGCTCGGGCTGAGAATCTCGCCAGTGTTCTGATTCAGCTTGCCGCCCATATCACTCCTTTGGCGGCGGCCCGAAAATGAGCGCCGCGGGGTTCGAGGTGCGGCCCTCATAGAGAGCGCGCGCACCGTCGACGGTCTTCTGCACTTGCGTCGCGGGATACATGAACAGGTAGCCCGCGCCCTGGTTGACCGCGTGCCAGAAGCCGGAATCGGCCTCGCCCTGCTTCACTTGTGTCGCG